TATTACCAACTATGTTTATCTCATGTTCTGCAGAGTGTGTTAGTTGACTTTGTAAGTTTTTGCAGCCTGGGCTACAGTATTCTTTTTTTATACCTTTTGTAAGCTTTAGTATAATTGGATTAGTATACCTAAAGTTTATAACGGTATTGTTATAATATTTCTTTTCTATTATTTCTTTGTAGTCTGTCTTCTTATGTGTACCAGACAAGTTATCCCAAGTATAGGTATTCTCTATCCTTTGTGTGTAGTATTGTGAATCTTGTACGTCTTGTCTTGTACCTTTTTCAAACTCGTGGCTATCCTGTGTGCATTTTACAGCTAAGTGTAAGCTCCAGAAGTCTTCCGGTAAATCTACTTTACCATCTTCTACCTCTAAGACTTTTTCTGTAAGGGTTGTTATGTTCGCACCAAATCTCTTAAGCTCGCTTTTTATCCATAGGTTTACTGATCTATAATCAATAAGACCCGATTCATCGTACTGTCTTAAGTCGGATAGTATTTCTGCTATTAGTTGCTTTCTAGTCATTACTTATATTTTTTATTACAGGTCGTTACCTTGTTTTCTTAGTTTGTTAAAAAATAGAGATGCGTTAAATGTATATTTTTTACCTGCCTTTAAGCTAATAGACAAGGCTTTCTTAACTTTCCTAGAAAAGCTATAATCAAATACCCACGGTTTAAATATGTTGTCTGTTTCGATAGGTACAAAGGCTAAGTTATATATCTTATTATCTGTCCTTGGATTTAGCTTTATTGATCCATCAACTGGGTTGTGGGAGCTTTTATTATCCATTTCTTGTATTACCCCAAAATACCCTAGACCATCTACAAAGACTCCACCTGAAGACTCTGCTATTTTTTCACCTACTATCTCGTAAAATTTAGACACTATCTTTCCGTGCTCTATGTAATTCTCTACGTCTTCTAGGTTTGCAAGTTTAGAGTTATCTCTGTAGTATTGATAAGCTTTATAGTCTCTTAAAGAGAAACTGCTTCCAAGATCACCAAGAGACTTCTTTCTCCCTCTACTTCTAAAAATATATCTAAAGGCTTCCTTAGTAAAAGGTTTACTAGGTGTCTTCATTCTTACTTCTCGTTATTGTTTAAATTAGGGTTTTCGTCTAATGCTACTTGTTTTTTCATAGACACTTCTTTTACAGTCTCTGATATTATCAGCTCTTCTAACTTATCTGGGACTACAAAATCATATTCCCATAGGCTTTTACATCCTGGTTCGCTGCATGCTGATGCATCATCTATTTGGTCTAGGTCTACTGTAAGTAGGTATAAGTTTACAATTTGTATTTCTGTATCTAATAAGTATAGATAGCCGTCTTTTACGTAGTAGTTTATGTAGTCTGTTCCAGAAACCCTAGCTTTATCTCTTCTATACTGTGATGGTGTAGTAGATTTAAACTCTTTTACATCGTCAACTGTTGTAACCTCTTTAAGAGTGTTACCGTATCTGCTGTAAATAAGTTTAGGCAGTTTCTTTTTTGACTTCATTATAGAGTTACACTTTCTAAACTCTATGATATCACATTTTACTGATTCTATTCTTTCTAGCTCAAAACAATCTAGTGTTGTATATAGGTTATCTTCTCTAAATAAACTCCTGTCATTAAGCTTTTGTGATATATAAAATGTTGATTTTTGTTTTCCAACATGAAGTATATATCTACGTGAAATCCTGTCATCCTTAGATAACGAATTTAGTCCATTTAGTACTCTTGATGTAAATTCTGAATTAGTCACTTTTATATGTTTTAAGGTTACAAAATTAGTAAAATTTTTTGTGTTTACCAAATTAGTTAAAGATTTTAAAAAAGAAGAGGGGCCGAAGCCCCCCCTCACCCAACAGAAAAAAGAGGAAAACCAAAAACCTCTTATCGTTATAGTACAGAAACCTTTCCGGCTTCTTGTACTTGTTGCCAGTAATACATACTAGCACTATTCTCTCTTATTTGTAAGTTATCTTTGTAAGGTAGTTTATTTATATAAGCGGCCTTGTAAAAAAGATCTTTATGATCTGGTCCAACACCTGCATTATGTAATATCCAATATTTATCAATGGACTCTGAACCATGTATGGTCCATCCAAAGTCAAGCCTAGGATCTACCTTTGTCTCATGACCACTTAGCCAAGCGTTCCAAAGTAATGCCCACATACCAGCTGTCCACTTTTGTATAGGGTAATCAGCAGGGTGTTTTTTTACATGTAGTGGTTCTTGTTTGCAAAAGTGTTTGTATAGTTCTATACTGTCTTTTTCTACTTTGTCCCAAAATTCATACCCCTCACCAATTATTATATACTGTGCTCCTCCTGAATTACTGTTCATTAGCTTAGGTATTGTTTTATCTATACCTACTATTTCGCACATGCTTTCGTATACATCGTTCCCTTTCTGTTGTATGTAGTCGTAGTTTATGTATGAGTTTGTATCACTCATGTACCATATTTTCTTATCTACTACCCATTGAACTTCCGGTGGTCTTGTAAAAACTATATCGCTATCGTGTAAAAATAATCTCTCTTCTTTTAGTTCTGGGTGAGCTTTCATGTGACTGCTCATAAGGTTGAAGTACACTGATGGTACATAGCTCTTATCTACCCTGCTATCATTATAGAAAAAGAATCTTACTGTGTTATAATGCTGTTGTAGTTTTATCCAATCTTGTGGTATGTGATTATTTTGTGTTGCACAAAGAATGTCAATTTTATTAGGGTTTACCCCATGCTTTTTGAAGTTATTTATAAGTACTTCTACTTGCCAGGTATAATAATTACTGGCTGGTTGTGCACATATGTATCTCATAACTATTAATTTCTTTTTATTAAATAATTATTAGTAGTGGTATTTTTACCATGTACATTCCAAATAGTTTGATCTGCATTGTCTATTTCCTTGTGAATAAGACCAGCTTTCATCCATGCCTTTCTCCAAGCTACATCTTCCCAATCATTTCCTAATTCTTTTCTTGTCAAATTAATAATTTGATCTAATGCTTTTTTAGTAAAGGCAAAAGTCATAGGCATGTGTGAGTTATCCTCTTTAGATATTCTTCCTAAGGTAGTATAGCCATTTTTATTTTTTATAACTGTGAACCCATTTAACTGTGTTCCTACTTTAGAAGAGGCAATGTCTGCGTCTGGGTTACTTTTAAAAAAGTCTACTAAGTTTTTTATATAATCTTTTTTATAGATATCATCATCATCCATCTTTATGAATAAATCATAATCTTGGTAATTAGGTACTGATTTTATAGTATCCATAGCATTATAGTGAGTGAAGCAAACTTTGTGGTTTATCTGCTCTGTATAAACTACTCTTGGATCTTTTATATCATCTATCAATACATTATTAAGAACTTGTTGAAAGTCATCAATTTTAAGACTTAGTGCAAATGTAAAATCTTTATGTGTTTGGTTAAGTACATCTAGTAAAGTGTACCTTAACATTGCCCCCCTCTTGAAATGTGAGGGGGTAAATATTAATACTTTCATTTTTATTTATTTACTTATTAAATACACCCTGAGCCTTCTTGATCAAGAGTTACACTTATTGATGGATCTGTAGATAAATCTACTCCCGTAAACTCTACATAACCACTGCTTACTTGACATTGGCTATACCCTGCAGATGTTGATACTCTTACTGGGGTGTCTGCTCCATGTGAAGAGAATACTACTATTGTAGAAAAAGATGTTCCGGCATATACACCTATTGCTGAATTAGTTGGTGAAAGTGGGAAAGTACCTAGTGGTACTATAATATCTGTTCCATCTACTTGTACATTGTTCAAATATGCATTAGCACCTGGAGAATTTAAGTTATAAACACTTATGTTTCCTTGGCTTGGTGCAGTTGTTGTTGTACTAGTTGTTGTAGTTGTTGTAGTTGTAGTCTCTTCTGGACATACTCCTGTTACATTCAAGGTTGCATCACCATTAGTCACTACGGTACCGTCTAAAGCACAGAACGTTGTAGAGTCATAACCGCTTGTACCTCCTATGCTAATTGATTGAGGGTTTCCTCCACAATCTGTATAATTAGCTCCTGCATTTGTATTTGTGCCTAATAAGTACTCAATGCATTGTGCAGGTGCAGCTGTGGTTGTTGTTGTACTAGTCGTAGTAGTGGTAGGTGCAGCTGTGGTTGTTGTTGTACTAGTCGTAGTAGTGGTTGTGTTACCTGAACAAGCTGTTACAAATGGGTATGATGCTTGGTGAGTTATTGTTTGCTCAGTAAAAGCAATCATTGTACCTCCAAAATAGTCATACAACTCTAATCTTATAGTAACTGTTCCAGATGCATTTGTCTCTGTATACTCTACTTGTGTTGGTGTATACATTGCTGTAGCTCCTGAAGATGCAACTGTAGATGCTTCTACGTAGTAGCCAACAGGTGCTCCTGTTATATTAACAGGGAATATAATACCACATGTTGAATTATCATTACAAGTTCCTGCTGATCTACAAATTGGTGTACCTGTTGCTATGTAAATAGAAGCTGGTGCAGCCGTAGTTGTAGGTGCAGCCGTAGTTGTAGGTGCAGGTACTACTGCTATATCTTCATAGTTTGTGCACTCTCCTGTAGATTGTACTCTTACTGTCGTTGTACCATCTGGTACATTTGCTATATAGCCTGACAGTAGATCCTGTTTAGCAACACCTGAGATTACTAATACAAAAACCCCTGTTGAATTGCTATATATATCGAATGGTCCAGAGTCTGTTCCAGCTGATGTCAATGTTATTTGTACTATCATTATGCTACGTTTAGTGTTACACTTAAATTATCTATAAAATCTGGTTGTATATTAGGTATTACTAAAAAGTTAATATCTAATACAGATACAATAGCTCCTGTAGGGGCATTTGATAAAGATCCTGTTTTCCATACAGCTCCATGTGTACCACCATTTGATTGTGATAGTATATTTGCTGAACCTATGTTTGAGAAAGCTCCAGGAGCATTAAAGAATACAATTGGATTTTGGTTTGCTACCCTAAATTGAGGTTCTACAGTAGCTTGTGTCATTCCTAGTGCAATACCGTTTGTTGCAACTGCACCTCCTCCGGCTAATGTTATTAAGCTTATTAAAGAGCTATCTCTTTCAAGGAAGCTACTATTTTCTCCTAAAAAGAATATTGCACCTCCTCCGGACAAATAGGTTAAAAACTTATTCCCTGCATTTGCTGTTATCAATGTGTCATAACCTATATCCCAAATATGTGCATACTCAGCTATTTCTACATCTGTTAATGCCTCAAAAGCAGCATACGATAACATTACTGTAGGTATCATTCCAAGAGCTGTTTCTCTATTTTGTATTGTTGTTGCTATATCCGCCAAGGGTACATCGGTAATATACTCTTCAAATTTAACGCTGTTTGGGTCAGATAATATCAGTACTTTTTTACTCTTAGTTACAGATCTATCTGGTATTTCCTCTGCAAATCCAGTGAAGTCGCACTCTGAACCGCTAAGTCTGTATATATTTCTTTTGAAATTTTTCATAGTTATGCTATTACATTACCTAGTAAATAAAAAGTTTCTGATGAAAGTTTCTTTTCAAGAAAAGCTTGATAGTTTTGCCCTTTTATTTTAAGGCCTGTAGCGGTATTTATTGTAGTGCCTGATGCAACAAATGTAACTAATCCTGTACCTTCTTGTACAAAACCTACTTCAAAACCTATTGATAGCCCTGCAGGTACTGTAATTGTTACAGGTGAAGTTCCATTATCTATAAATATTGTATGTTCTACATCGCCATTTGTTAAGGTGTAGTCTCCTGTAATAACTTTTTGTAAATTTCTTACTCCAAAAGTTGTACCTGATAAATACAACCCTAGTCCTGCTGAGTATGTTGTATCAGTGTCAGTTGAGCTAACAGTGAAGTTAGGATAAGATCCGCTAACTGTTGTGGCTCCTGAACCTGTTATTGCAACTACTTGGTCTGGTGCTGTATTTGTTACTACATAAGGTGAAGCTATTGTACCAGTTCCTGAAACAGATATTGCTGTACCTGCTGTAACTTTCGTTTCGCTTCCATCTACTGACACTGCAAAATCTATTTCATTTGCCTCTTCTGTAATAGTTATTGTACCATTTTGAGATTTTAGTCTTTTGAAGCTTAAGTTTACATTGTCTCCAGTTCTAATTGCATTTTTGTATACACCAGCTCCTGTACCTACATTTGATGCAGAGTATGTTATCTGGTTATCTTGTATAAAGTCTTTTAGTATTACTACATCTAGTCCTATTTCTATTTCTTTGTCATCTGTTGACAAACCTACTGTGATAATAGTATTTGATGGTGTAATAGATCTGATCTCTTTTCTACCAATTCCGTCTACTCCTTTATACACTCTAGTTCCTTGACCAACACTTATTAAACTAAAAGAGTTTGCCAGTTGATTTGATAAATCACAAAGGTAGGTGTCTAATTGACCAAAGGCTTCTGTTAAAAGCGTTCCTGTTTTTATTTCAGAGCAAGGTAAATCCTCACCTGTATAAAGTACACAGTCTGTGCTTAAATCTTTAATTGGACAAGCACAATCAACTGTTTGACATGATGATGTACATATTGTATTCGTTGTTCTTCCGCAGTTACACATTTTTATTTATTTTTTATTTGTTATAATTATATTGTTGTAGTAGTAGTAGTATTTGGATCATCACATGAAGTTATACCATTAAGGGCATATAATCCGCTACCTTCTATATAAGTTCCCAGTCTCATATTATTTATTTCACCAAATGGTAATACTTGAACATAAAGTGTTCCATCTTGAAGCTCATTTGTTAGATTAGAGTTTCTAAACAACCTTGTATTGTTACTAATTACATTACTACTAGAGTAAACTGTTATTCTAGGAAGTTCGCAACTAAAAGTTTGTTCAGGGGATACCCAAGTAACACTGAATGCATTTGGTCCACTTGTCGTAGTTGTAGTAGTAGTTGGTGCTGAAGTAGTTGTGCCTGGGCAACCGCAGCTTTGAGAGGCTCCTCCAGCATCAACTAATGTTGCCATATAGAAAGGGGCTGATGAAGATAGTACATTAAAGAAAAAGATATTACCGCTAATAGCACGGGGTACCCAATCCCCAATAGATAAAGGCGTTACCGTTTTTATTATCATATTAGTGCCAACAACATAATTACAATCTGGACATGCATACTGATTAGCTACATAATAATAAAATGGATCTGTAGTTGTTGTACTAGTGGTAATAGGAATAGTTGTTGTAGTGGTTGTAGGACAACAAGCTTCTACTTGTGATTGTATAACTTCTAGTGTTACTAAGCTTTGTTCTAAAGCTACTTGCAACTGTTCTATAAGAAGTTGTTGATCTCTGTTTTCTTCTTCTAAAGCTACTATATCTGAATTAGCCGCTACAAGACTTCTAACTATGTATTCTAATATCACTGCTAAACTTGCAGTATTTTGTGTACCTAAGTATTCTATTGCTAGACCATAAAAGATACAATTTGTTAGTAAGGACCCCTGAATGCAGGGATCCTCTTGTGTATTTAAAATTGGTATATTTGTTTGATTACATCCTTCCATGGTTACTTCTAGGTTTTTTTAATATTATTTTTATTCTGGACAACAAGTAGCTAAGATAGCTTGTATATCAAAGATTACTTCTTGTATTTGAGTTACTTGTTCTTGAAGATTTGTTATTTGAATTGCTTGTTGTGCATTCTCTTCTTGTAGTTGTGTAACTCCAGTATTGTTACTTTGCAAAGATAAAACTATTGCTTGTATGATAGAGGTTAAGTTTTGATTATCCTCTATAAAAAGATATGTTATTGGCTCCGTGTGTACAACACAATCTGTTGAAGTGTGTAGTCCATTACATGGATCTTCTTGTTGTACTATAACCGGAGTGGTCATTTGACTGCATGTTCCCATAGTATTAAGGTGTTTGTGTGTTGTCTAATAAATATTGAAGAAGTTCTCCTAAAGTATTTATAGGGGAATTACATTGGTCTACTAATCCAGAAAGGTCTAAGCACTCTGTTATGATTTTGTCGCATATTGCTTCATTCTCTAAGTACTCCACTCTTTGTTTTAGTGAACATATTTCCTCTTCATACTTAATTAATACATTTTTTACAATGTTTTTATTATCTTCTTGAACATAAGTAAGGCACAAGTCTCCAAGAGCTGACAAATCAATCTCTGACTTTATTCCTGAAACTAGGTCATATAAGTCTTCTGTTGTTTCCTCTATGGTAATACAGTCTTGTCCTACTAGGCTAGAAAATGTTGGTACCTCTAGTTCGTAATAAGTACATGTGGCATAAGTTTTTTCTCCACACATGTTTTTGATTTTGTTTCCGCAATTTTTCATCCTTGTCCTCTATTTAGTTTTTTATAATTTTTTGAATTTTTAGATAGTGAAGTTTTAGACTTGGCATGTATGCCAGGTCGACTTACTTTTTTCTTTTCTAATTTTGTAGTTTCGTTTTTGATTTTTGCCATTTTGATATATATGTGTTATTTGTTTTTTTACTAAACTTGTATATTAAAATTAATCACTGCTCTATGTTCTTTACCATAAAATGGTTCCACTGAGTGTATTATATCATAAGGCCAAATAATCAGCATGCCTTTTTTAGGTCTTATATAATATTTCATTCCTCTGACATGAAAAGCAAATACTCCGCTATATGGGTGATCTTGTATAGGTTCGCCATCAGATAAATAGTAGCCTCCCGAAAACATGATTGGCTTAGCTTCTTCATGGTGCCATCTGCAATGGTTATGTGCATTATGCCCTCTTCCTGAGAATGGATCATAGTACTGTAACCAACTTTCTGTTATGATTGGCTTACCTTCTACTTCTAGCTGCATTGCTTTTAGTAGTTGTAAAAATCCTCCCTCTATTCTTCTTCTTATAACTTGTACATCCTCATCGGGATTATCTAAGAAGTTATTTGGTGGTGTGTAGAACCTACTTCCTATTGGAGGAAATTCATGGTCTTCTACCCACTGATCTTGTCTATCGTAATTAATATCATAATGACCTTGTCTTTCTGTATCATACTGCTTTGGTAACTCTTGCCCCATTCTCTTTTGAGTATCTGTAAGAGTCTCTAATCCTAGCTTGTATACTTTATCAGTCAACACATCTTCGTAAACTCTCTGGTATACTGGTATTGGTGCTAATTGAAAGATGTGTTCATCTTGTGTCTCTATAAGAGGTTTTTTAAAATGCATCCTAGATGTGTTTTAAGTATATGTCTTTTTTTGCTATTGCGTTGACATACTTGTTTATTTTTATTACAGCATCTTGTTTTGAATCTTTATTGTATATTCTTACATCATCGGATGTTCCTTGTAATACTTTAGGTTCATACTTATTTATGTATTCATCTAATGTGCAATTGGCCCAGATATAAAATGAATGCTCTTCTATACAATTCAATACGTTATTGCTATCTGCTATATCAATCAACTCTTTACCTAAACTGCTTCTTCTAGAATATACAAACCCAAAATTAGGGCTTACTAACATTTCATTATGTTTCCAGCTATATTTTCTTAACTGGTCTTCATGTGACTTAACGTATTCTTTTAAGTTATCCGTTAGTTGTAAAGGACCCCATGGTGTGCTCTCGTCTATCATATCAATTATACCTAGTCCTTCTTTATCAGGGTAAGCATATATTGGTATTTGTACTTCGTTTCCTTTTTGCAAGTGGTTGTAAAAATTACTATCAAAAGGTCTTAGTGGAAAACAGTCCCAATCTAAAAAAATATACTCTTTGTGCAAAACTCCTGCTACCTTTATAGCTTCTAGTTTATGCATGTAATGCTTATGTAGTGTTGAATACTTTTTATCAGTATCTTCTATAGATAAACATTTTACATTGTATCCTAATGCTTCTAAATACTTTTTGTTATTCGACCCCCATACAATTACTGTTTCGTTTTTGAATAGTGGTTTAGGTGGTACTTCTGACAGTGTTCTTTCTTGGTTCCCCCATAAAGCTCTTACTATTGGTATCTTATTATCTATCGCCATGTTTCTCTTCGTTCCAATATTTAAAAAGCCTAAGGTTGTATAAGTAATTTTTTCCTCCTAAACTATGTATCTCATCGTAGTATCTTTGGCATTCTGCTTTTTCAAAATCTTTGTCTGACTTAAACACTACTTTTGCTAACCATACATGTTCCCATTCTAATAGCCCTTTGTTCAAGTCGGCTCCTTGTGGGTAGTACCATTGCTCAGATAAGCCTTTATACCTTGTACCTTTGTTACCGTAATCACTATCTGCAAGAAAGACTTTGTCTGTTAGAGTGTTTGTATTATAGTTCCCCTCTCTAATAACATGTCCTAGTATTCCTTGATCAGTTGCTAACCAAAACCATTCCGGTACTTCTTGTCCTTCTGTCTTTATTAGCTTCTTGTGCCAGCTTACATATTCGTTTACTATATCTTTATTATTAAAATACAAAAAAGATGTGTTTGGTGAATATGCATTTACATTGTAATCCTTAGGAAAATCAATATGCTTTATTTCTTTTTTCCAATCTTGCTCTCTAAAGTAATAATAACCTCTTGGTATTTCCCAGTGTCCTATTCCTAAATCATTTTCGTAGAACTTCTGAGGTATCTCTCCTCTTATTATAAAGTCTTGATCTAGAAATACAAATGGTTCTTTTTCATTTTGTAAAGCTTGTATCTTACCACTAGTCCAAAAATATGCAGCATCTACTTCTTTTAAGTTGTCTAAAAAATCAGTGTCTACTTCATCATACAGACTAAGTAATCCCCACATCTTGTATGCACTTAAACCTATAGAATCTGTGTAAAGTTTGATAGGCCCATTGTGTAACTTCCATCTTAGTGCTGACAGTATTGTATACAGTAATTGGTAATCAGGTATGTCATAAGTGCTAGAGGTAATATTTCTTGTGGTATCAAACCCGTGACCTCTAAGTCTTTCTTTGTTAAAGAAAGGTGCTGTCCAATTTACATGTATCGCTTTCATAATTATACATTTTGTATAACTTCTATTTTCTGTTTCAGCTCCTCTACGTTTTGTAGCTTTGTCGATTTAATACATCTGTATAGAAATTCTATCTCTTGATTGTAATCAAACCCTTCCTGATTTTCCTTAATACGAGTTTTATCTAACCCATAATGCTTACAGTACTTTTCTATTTCTCTGTGTCCCCAAATACCGTTATCTACTTCGTCTAATGTGTACTTTATACTTTTGCAATCCCAAATATTTCTACATAAAGCCTTATGTGGTATCTCTCTTTTACTTAACCATTGTTTGAGCATTAATTGCTCAGATAGTATCATATAGTTTGCAGATAAGTCATGGATGTCCATTGCTGATATCTCTATGTGATTTTGTAAAGTCTGGTTTGCGTATTCTCTAGCAAATTCAGGGTCCGGTAAATAGAATAAACTTACATTAGCTGCTAAATCATTTACGTACTCTATAGGTTTTGAAAGAGCTCTATTAGCTTTGTTGTTCTCCTTTGGATACCAGTTGTTTGATTTTTCATTGTATGTAAATACTAGCTCATCTTTTAAATGTTCATCTATATTTGTATAGATTAAAAAGTCATGATCTACTATTACTAATGGTATCTTAGTGTTGCTTATAACTTTTGTTTTACAGCTTGACCAAAACACTTTTCTATTTATTTTTTCTGGGTAAGATAAATGTCTTACCTCATTCCACAAATTAATAACACCTAGCTTAGATAATACATTATTTGTCATTTCATCACAGTACAAAACTGTTTTGTGTGCTGGATGATGCTTCCTCCATAAAGAAATAGATGCTACTAATATAAGTAACTCTAATTTGCTATAAAATGTTTCATCATCCTTTACATTTTCTAAAACCCAAATTGATTCCATAAACTAGTAAAATTGTGCATACCATACTGTGCTTATATAACCATCTGTCGGATATATGTTTACACTGTTAGCACTTGTGATTAGTGTTCCCCCTGAAGGTAGTGTATACCACCCTTTAAAACTGTATCCGTATGTAACATTGCATTGAATGCTTATGTAGTTATATGCTCCTGAAAATGATTGTCTATTGTGTCCTATAAGACCTGTCCCTGAAGAGGTTTCGCTCCATGGATAAGTTATAGATACAGATCCTTTTGTTGAATTACTAGAGGCTATATTAACCCAATATACATATACACTTGGAGCTCCTCCGTAATAGTTTATATTCAAACTACTTAATGCACGATTTGGGTAAGTTGCAGAACCAAAAATACCACTGAAGCTACTAGATGTCCTATTGGTGTATTGACCAAAAGTTGATATTAGTCCTCTATTGTTGGCTGACATTGCTACTCTTCCCATTATAATATATCTATTATGTTTTCGCTTCCAAACATTTCACTATACACCTCTTTCAGTTTGCTATAGCAGAAGTCGTATATACTACCTGTAATAGATCCTATGTCTAAAAGTGTCTTTGTTATTTCTTTAGTTTCTGTTGTGATAGTTTCAAACCATTCTTCTTTTTGCTTAACTATCTCGTTACCGTCTTCATCAAAATCTATGTAGTCGACCATCTCTGAGTGCCACTTAGATACTGGGTAGTGCTCTACTATAACTTCCGGAGTGTGTATGTTAAAAGAATACCACATTGGATACTCTTTAGTCTCTCCGTTGTATGTCATTGTTGTAGCAACTCTCCCGTAAGGGTTTGGTGTATCTTCTAAATATTTAGGGAAGTTTGCATTAGCAGCTTCTGTAGATTCATAATGTGCGAATGACACACCAATAGTACCTCTTAGTTTATCTAATTGATAATGTTCTATTCTTACATAGAACTCCTCTAAATGATTACCTTCAAATGTCTCTACTGGTTGTTTTACTAAAAATCCCATTTTTATTTTTTTAAGGTGTTGGTTCAGTAGTTACTTCTTCTTCAACTGGTGGAGCCCATGGTGATGCTGTTTCAACATACTTAGGTGTTATCTTAGCTTCTATCTGTTTTGCTATACGCTCTTGCATATGTGCTTTATCAGCTGTAGCTTCTAACCATGAAGTTACATCTTCTGGAGTTAACTCTTCAAAAGGTTTATAACTCTCAGTGTTAGGTGCTGGCATTGGTGTTACTCCTGCAAAAGTGCCTTCATTGCCTTCTTCGTCTACTCCAACGTAGTTGTATCTTACTCTAGTAATTACTTTTTCTAATCCATTTAGTTCTGGAGCTATCTCTAGCTTCATCGTGTTGTCTGTTAAAAATGTGTAAGTGATTGCCATTTTATTTGTTTGTTAATTGGTTTATTAATTGTTTTAGTTCCTCTATTTGAGTTTGTTGTTCTTTTATTGCTTCTATTAATACTGCTGTTATGTTACCATAAGCTACGTTATACATTCCGTCAGTGTCTTGTCCTACTACTTCCGGTAGAACCTCCAAAGTCTCTTGAGCAATAACTCCGACTTTTCTTTGCTTATCTTCTGAGTCTATTCTAGTATAGTAAACACCTCTTAAGCTATTTACTTTTTCTAGAGCGTTATCAATAGTATGTATGTTTTCTTTTACTCTTCTATCTGAGTATGCTGTTACATCACCAGTGGCAATTGCATTTCCAGAATCATCGCATCTAAGTCTCCACCCTCCTCCTGAGGTTAAGAAGCCTATGTTATTTGATGTATCTGCATAAACATACCCTCGTATTGTAGAGTTATGATTAGATCTAAATTGTAGCTCTATATTTCCACCACTTCCTGTTATACTCCAAGCACTTCCTGTTTGAGGGTAAAAGTGTACACCATAATCTTGTCCGTATAACCCTGTATTACCTTGTGCTCTGAACCAGTTATTTGCATACATAGCTGAGACCTGAGAATTACCTGCTGGATCTATGTAATAACCTGTATTGTTATTATCATAAAAAATAGGAGCTCTCATGTCGTCTCTTGCTCTAGTACTCCCTGTTAAAGAAGCTAGCCAAGTTCCATTCTCCATTGCTAAAAGACCGTGTGTATTTAAGTTTCCTGCAACTCCTCCGGCATTTGGGTGTGACCAAGCTAGTCCATATAAACTGCCTGTACTACTTCCATCAATAGGTAGTTTGTAAGAGTTACCCATTGCAAATATACCTTGATATCTTGTTGAGGTATAAAGTCCTACAATAGATTGTCCGTAGTTGTTATCTAGGTAGAGGTTTTCGTTTCCATCAATTCTAATACCACCGTTTGCTAAAACATAAGATAGTCTTGCTGTTCCATTGGGGTTAACATAGTACGAGCTATCATTTCCATCATAGAAAATTCCTCCATATACATTGTTACCTCCAAAATTACAGTATCCGCTGTAATTACTGCTATCTAATGCTGTTCTCCACCCTTGCCATCCACTATTATACCTTCTAAAATATAACTGGTCATCCCACATATTTTGTACAATCTGAAATCCGTAGGCCTGATCTCCAGGGTTTGATCCTATTGATATACCGTTGGAATAACCGGCTGTTGGATTACCTGCTTGCCCTATATTCCAAGAATAAAATGGTCTAATTCCATGTCCAGGATGTGAGTTGTCTGGGCTTTGGGCATAAGGCGTTGCTAGTCTATCCGCATAAACAGTGTTTACCCTTGAATCACTGGCAGGATTTACATAGTATCCTGTGTTGTTAGAATCATAGAAAATAGGTGCTCGCATGTCTGTATCATCGCTTAGCCCATATGTAGTGTATGATCTTTCCCAAGATGATATTAAAGCTCTAACAGTGCCATCGTCTTTTCTTAATCTCATATCTGGATAACCAAGAGAGCTTGTCCAAAACCCACTTGCATTATCATTCCCTACTGCAGAAGTTTGAAATATAAAAGGCCATGTTGAGCTACCTGCGTTATCTATAGTTATTACGTTTCCGCTTGCTCCAGATCTATTAGAGTATAGTGTGGAAAAGTTTATTGCGTTTAAGTTACTAGTGGATGCTGGATCTACATAATAACCTGTATTATTTGAATCATAGAAGATAGGTGCTCTAAGGGAATTTGCTGCTTCTAAATAACCTCCATCTATAGTTATAACGTCTCCACTACCTTGCCAATCCCAAAATGTTAGTTTATTAAAAGCAAGCCTAGCAAATGTAGACTGATTTTCTACAGCTAGTTGACTAAAAAAAGTTACATTTCCATTTAAGCTTAAGGCTGTAGAAGTACTTGCACCTCTTGCAGTTACAGTAGCTAAAGTATCTGTTTCTACAGCACTTGCTGTTACAGTCCAACTTCTGTCAGATGATAAATCATAAGATGTACCATTAATTGTTATTGTTCTTGTTAAAGGTACAGCAAAAGATGTATAATTATTAGATGATAATACAGTATACCAAGTACTTCCAGTTCCGTTAAACCTGTAGTACATTTGGTTTGAGCTATTTACTCCTATTTGTGTAAAATCACTTCCATTACCCATTGTTAATGCTTGGAAATAGTTTCCTGGAGCATTAGGATCTGTCACCCAGTACCTAGTATCATTCACCTTCATTGAAGATATTCCACTAGTGGATGAGTTAATACCCCCACTTAAATTAGAGGCTGTAGCTGCACTTCCGGAAATGTTTCCTGAAATAGTTTGATTTACAGTTAGTGCATATAGATTTGATGTTGATGCTGGATCTAAGTAGTAGGCTGTATTGTTAGCGTCATAGTATAGTGGTGAGTACATGCTGTTTGCGGCTTGTACATAGTTTGACGAATATATATAGCCACTTGTTTGTAAAATACCTGATCCTGATACAGATGCTACATTTGTAGTACCTGTTCTAAAGATCCAACCTCTTGTAGTAGCACCTGAATTCATAGTGAAATAGGTAGCCCAATCTGAAGTTACTGAGCCATGAGTTCCATAAGTGGCTGTTCCTGCAAACATCAAACCATAAGTAGGTTGACCAGTAGCGGCTCCATTATATAATGATATACCATTTCCACTAGTAATACTCACATTTTCTACTCCTATCCAGGCTCCTGTTAAAGAGTTTGCTGCTCTTACTATATTTAAGTTGCTAGTTGAAGCTGGGTCAACATAGTAACCAGTATTATTTGAATCGTAGAAAATAGGTGCTCTAAATGAGTCTGTTGCTGTTACGTCTCCAGCAGATATTATCATTCTTTGGATAGGACTAACATTTGTTGTACCTGCCCAAAATCTTATAGGCTGGCCTGACTGATTAGCCATTATATCTAAACCTCCAGAATTATTTGTACTAATACCATATCCGTATGTTGTACCATCACCACTAAGTGTTCTAAGTGAACTTGTAGTTGTTACTAATCCAATAGCTCCTGTGCTAGCTCCTGTGAATGCATAACTAGGTGTTGTTATGGATGTTGTTGTTGTAGCTCCTCTTCCTGTAACTGTTGCTAATGTATCAGTTTCGCTATAAGAAGAAATATAACCATTTGGATTTGTTGCATTATAAGGGGTATACCCTAAAGCTGCTGTTACATTACCACTTGTTATGCCTGTAATATATCCTGGACCATTTGTTAATTGGTTTAAGTTTGTTAAGTTACCAGCATGCCATACATTATTTCCTCCCCAAGTTAATGCACCAGTTCCTGTTCTACCTAAAGATTCAGTGCCTGAACCAAAAGATATATATCCTGCTGTTGCGTCTTGTTGCCCTTTTACTTTTATAGAGTTTACTGCATTGTAGTCTCCTATCCAAGCATCATCTCCAATTTTTACATTTGTCCCGTTTCCGTTATTAGTTGTGAATATTTGGTCAAAAGATGGAGTGGCTGAAGTAGCTACTGATTGTCCTATAGACACAGTAACTGCTCCAGTAGTTGAACTTACTGAAACTCCTGTTCCAGCATTAACTGATGATACAGCTCCGCCACCTCCTGCTGCAATTGTAATTACATTTCCTGAAGCATCTACAGCTAAGTTTGCTACAGCTGTTCCTGTAAAGGAAGTTGCTGATGTATAAGCTGGTAATGTTAATTGCTTAGATGCTAAGCTAACAGACATTGCTACACCAGTTGTACCATCGTTTGTTCCATATAGAAATCTTAATTGGTCTTTCCATACATCAATATGTCCGGCATAAGTCCAAGAAGTTGCTTTATTTAATATCATTTGTCCACCTTCATCTACACCATGTGCTCCTAATGTAAGGCTGGCTTCTGAAGATGCTGCTGCACCATTTAATGAAAGCTTTGATAAATTTGAATTGGAAGCTGGGTCTAAATAATATGCTGTATTACTAGAGTCATAAAATATAGGTGCTCTAAAGTCAGAACTAGCTGTAACTATTCCCCCTGAGCTTATGCTCATTTTTTCAGATCCGCTAGTTGTAAATGAGTATCCTGTTACTGCTTGTCCCCAAGATGGGTTAAAAACTAATTGATTTGATGTATTTACTTTAAATATAGACAAAGGTAATCCATCAGCTCTATAGGAAATAAATTGTTGGTTGTTCCCTATGCTTATATCACCTCCACTTATTTTAAGCTTTGCGTAGTTATCATCTGTAGTTGTACCAATAAGTATATTAGTACCATTATCGTATATTAAGCTATTGCCTAATGTAGTTGTTCCTGTAAACTTAGATATGTAGTTTGCTGTACCACTTGCATTAGCTGGTGTATAACCTAGCCAACCTGCAATAGTTTTATTAACCCATAGAGTACCATTGTAACCTAAGATATGTCCATTAATAGGAGTTGTAGTTTTTAAGTCTGCGTCATGTAGCTCATCGAGCTCAAAACCGTTTTGTACTTTTACAAATATTTCTCCGTTATTAGTATTAGATCTAGTAACAATACCAATGAAAACTAAATGTGATGGTGCGTATGGTTTGTTTACTATACCATATATTAAGTTACCTCCAGTACCTAACCATACAGGATCTCCTGCATTAGCTGTACTTGTATTTAATCCTGCAAGTAATCCCTCTGCTATTACATTACCAAAACCGTTGATTGCAACTGTTGAGGCCATTAGACCCATTGTCTTAGAAGAGCTTACTTCAGCTGCATTTGAAGCTAGTCCAACAATCATGTTAGTACCATCTGCTCCTGTTACATAAACAGCTTGCCCTTTATTGATAGCGACACCTGCTTTTACTTGGTGTTGTATGTTAGATGCTACTCCAGGAGCTACACCTAAGTCAGATAGCATTTCTGAACCTGTTCTATACTTAACAACGCCAGCATCAGATACTAGAAACTTGTCTGTATCTGATGTAGCGTTGGTTATGTCGCCAATTGTAGCGTTACCTTTTATATCTAAATTTGAATATATTTTTTGAGACATGTTGGTTTTAGTCTATTGGGTTATTAGTCAATTTTTTGAACTAATGCTCTTACTGTATTTGTTGGTGCTGTTACGAAAGTTACAGTAACTACACTTGTTGATGTTCTTGCTACATCTGCAAATAACGTTTCTCCTGTTACAGTGTCAAACAATTGTACAATTACGTCTGTTGTTCCTAAATTGTGCGTTACTGTTTGTGCTCCTGATGTAGCTGTTAGTGTCGATGCGTAAGACTCTGCTGAGAGTTGTGCTGCTACATATGTTGAAAGTGTTGCTGGTGTTACAGCTCTAACTGTATCTGTTCCAGTATTTACTTCTGCTTGTGTAGCTATTTCAATTACTCCGACTGCTGTCTCTGAAGCATTGTTTGCTGCGATTGTAAAGGATTCTGCTGTACCTGATGAAGTATCTGTGATAGTTATGCCATTACCTTGTGTAAGTGCTACACTTGTTACAGTAGCATCGCCTGATATAGGTATGTTATAGAAGTTGGTACCGTCATTTGTAAATGTCCATCTATCTGTACTCTCATTCCAAACAAGAGATACATTTGCTATTGTTCCTCTTTCTACTTCAATACCACCATTTTCAGTTGGTGCTGAACCAGTATAATTGCTATTTAATGTTATTATATTATCAGCAAGGTTAATGGTCTCTGTATTTACTGTAGTTGTAGTACCATTTATGGTTAAGTTACCTGTTATAATTACGTTGTTTGAGAACGTCTTATCTCCTGCAAAAGTTTGTCCATTTGTTGTAACAATACCTGAAGCTGTAGCTGATGCCGATGGTATGGCTCCGTATGCTACTGCTGACATACCTACTCCAGTTAATGACCCAGTTGGTCCTGCTGAAGTTCCTCCTGTCCATGAGAACGCTGTAGGGTACCAGTTTGCTGGTGTAGCTGGTAAAGTTAAAGTAAGGTTACTTTTTGTTACAAGGTGACCTTGTGCGTCATATGTAACGTAAGGTACAATAAATGTACCACCAAAAGCTAATGTTCTTGTAGCACCTGTGTCTCCAAAGTTACTTGCTGTTATAGCATTAGAGTGGTTGAAAGTAGTTCCAGATAAAGTTAATCCTGTACCTGCTGTGTAAGTTGTGTTCGTATCTGTAGATGCTATTGTAATAGTATCTGTTAAGTCGTCTGTAGTTATGGTTACATTTGATCCTGCTACTAATGTTAATGTATCATTATTAGTATCTGCTATAACTGTATTTTGACCTGCTACTGCAAAGTTCTTAAATATGTTTTGAGAAGATCCAAGATCTGTGTTTGTTATTGTTACTGCTCCTGTTGATCCACTTACTGAAACCCCAGTTCCTGCTGTAATTGATGTTACAGAGGCTGTACCTCCTGCAATATAATCAAAAAGTAAATCTGATGTTACAAGACCGGTACCTCCATTTGCTACTGTAGATGCTATGTCTAGAGCTAATGATACTGCTCCAGTTGTCCCACTTGTTACAGTTAGTTGTGAAGTTGTTGACGCTACACTTGTTATGTCACCTACTGGTGTCCAAGATGTCCCATCGTGTATGTATAATTTTTTATCACCTACTGTAGAATTATAATAAATTTGCCCCTCTACCCCAGTTGGAGGTGTACCTAGTGGGTGAATTACAGCATTCTGTAATTGATTTTTGCTTAAGTCAATGTGAGCTAAAAATTTCATAATTTAGGTTTTTTAATTTAAGTAAGCCTTCCCTGAGAAAGATGCTTGGAATCTTATTGTTATTTTATTAGTGTCGTTGTATTCAATATCCCCTATAACTACGCTTTCTCCTGAGTCTACTACAAATACTGCTACAAACTTATCTAGGTTGTGCTGTATTTCCCAAACATTAGATGCTGCTAATTGTATATGAACATAGTTCTTATCTCCTACTGGTGCTCCTGACGTATCTACTAGAGGTACTGGTACTCCATTTAGATCTGTAATGAATGTTGTTACATCTTCATCTCCAGTATTTTTTACGTAGTATACTGAATTTGGTCTTGGATTAGTAGGTAAAACTTTTACTTTATAATGTTTTACTTCTTGCATATTACCATTCTAGTTTTTCCCAATCACAACATTCGTTGGCCATTGAGTTTAGTTGATCAATACCGTATGGTATATCATATAATTTAAAATCCTTAATTTTTATTTTGTGTTTAGAACCTTCTAAATCACCATTAATTTTTTTAAATACCCAGTCAATTAGTTCACACTCATCTGTACAAAGCATGTTGTAAAACATCTGAGCGTGTTTTAACTTATCCCTGTCTAATTCATTACCTACTCCAAATCTTTTGTTTAGGTAATATAAGTCAGCATTAATTAATACATCTTTTTCAAATTTATCAAAGTAATTTTCCTGACTTAGTTCTAAGTAATTTTGTTGTCCTGCCATCTTATATACAGTCTAAACATTCTCCAAATCCTTTTAGTAACGCCTTTGCTTCAGTAAAGAAGCGATCTGCTTTTACAAAGTCCCCTAATTTTGCATGGGCCTTGGCTACTTTTATTAGCCAGTCTATGTCATAAGCTTTCTCTCTAAAACCTTTATCGTTTTTAGAATACTCAAAGCCATGTTTTACTATTACTTTTGATAATTCTAACTCTGTTCTATCTGTCTTAAGGTAGTACTTTGTTTTTTCAAAATTAGTATATCCACTTTTTAAGTTTATTGTGTATACACCATCTGGTAGGTCTGCATATACCTCATCTTTACAATCATTAGTAAAGCAGGTTATACCTAAGTTGTGGCTATTAAATGCATTTATCGAGTTCTTCTTAAATGAAAATACTAGTGCTTTTTTTGATCCTGGTAGTGTTATAAGTATGTTTGCCGGTAAAGTCTCTGCATGTACCCAGTCACTATTATCACCTATCCAAAGTGTTTGTACTGTAGTTTGTATTACATCAAAGTCTATTTTTATTTCTCCTACTATTTGTGACATCTTGTTTATATTTTTAAAATAGTTTATATTGTACAACTATGCCCCAGATAGCTTTTTCCTGGCTGCTAACGCTATAATTTAAACCTGTTGACCATTTACTATACTCTAGTAATAAATTACCGTAAATAGAGGGGTTTAATATTGATAGACCGTTTGATCTAATACCTGCGTACCCGTGTAGTTCTATCTTCTTTGGCTTGTTTAGTAATTTATCTTGTGCTTCAATGTATAAGTCTTTTTCTAGTAAGACTTCGTTTTTTATTGAAAGCTGCCCTTCTAAGTTAGTTACTATACTTTTAAAATTTGCTATTCTAGAATCTTGCTCCTTTAACAACTCTTTACAAGAGTCATATTTTACTAAGTCTATTGCTACTAGTTTAGCTTGTCTTTCTGATAGTATTACTAAGCTATCTTTTTTCTGAGTATCTATCTGTGAAAAACTGCTGTAACTCACTAACAGTAAAGCTATCAATAATTTTAATTTGCACATACTCTTTTTCTTTTATCTTTTTTATTTTCTCTACTATTAAAGTATCTGTCTTTTTAAGTAAGACTATCTCTTTTTTATATGTAGCTTCTTTTTCTTCTAATTTTTCTATTTTTGTTTTTAAGTTCTCTGCCTCTAGTATTAGTTGCTCTCTTTTATTTTGGTAGAATACTATAGAAATAAACCATAGTATAATTAATAATGAGCCTAACCACTGTTCTTTAAAAAACTTAATGATTTTTATGATGTCCATAATTTAGCTTTTTATTTGGAAATGCATCCAGTCATAATTCTTTTCTCTCCCTAAGGATTCAAAACCATGCTTATAAAATATATCAATCATTTTTTTGTATTCTGGTCTTGCAAATCTTGCAGTCTTTGATGTCTCTTTTAATTGGTTTCTAGCAGGATCTAAATCTATTGCTATTCCCCAAGAGTGTGTAGACCATGCTGATCCACCTCTCATTTTTCTGTAGTTAAAGCATCCCCCAAAAAGGTCTATGCCTAATTCTACTATTTTTTCGTAACCATATTCTTTTAGCAACTCATTAAATACTGCTATAAAGTTATTTGCTACTAGACTGTGGCACATCATTGTTTTAACTTTAGTATCTGTATCCCAAGCTAATCTCATAGGATAAGGCAAAGTAATCTTTGTTAGATATCCATTACCTGTTTCATTTGGTGTACCGTACTTTTTTGTTATTTGTGCTGTTGTCATTTTTAACCTTTTATTTCGTCTATGTCGTCTTTCAACTCTTTAGACCTTCTAAGTAATTCTTTTATTTTTTGAAAAACGTCAATTTGAAAAGCCGCTTCAAAATTTTCTTTCATGCTAGTAAGTTCTATAAATATGATAACCAGGGCTACACATTTTGTGAAAAAGAATGGTATACTAAACCATAACTTAAAAAACTCACCTATTAAAAATTGGTCTATTACATACAGTAATAGTACTGCAGATTGGTAAAGTACAAACTTCGATACTATATTACTAAGTTTCCTAGATGTAACTTTATCTTTTATCATTACAGCTTTAGCTATACCTAGTACTGTGTCTAGTGCTATAGCAACTCCTACTGCTATTAATATTCCAACAACCGGTGCAAAAAACACCAATAAAGATGTAACTATATATAGTGCATAAGTCTTCATTTATTTTGTTTTTATTGTATTATATATAGATTTAGATAAAAAAAAGGGAGGAGTTTTTCTCCTCCCTATTTAAGTTTAATTTATTATAGACATGTATTACATTGTGAACTTGCTGTCATATAACCATTACCGTCATATGCAAAGTTTCTAAATGTATTTTGAATTCCGTCAGAAGCAAGTACTTGTACATTTTCTCCAACTGCTATTGTGTGATTAATAGTTGTTTGGAATTGTTCTAAGTTTGTAATTATTGCTGCTGTCGCATTACATACGTTGTCTCCACCTACTAGTTGTATACTTATACTATTTGGATAGAATCCGTCTGTACATACAGTTCCTTCATTTGGAGAAGGCCATGCTGACATTAAAGCATTGTTGTATACTTGTGCACTAGTTATAGCATTGTGTACAGGTGCACTAGATGTAGTGGTAGTTTCTCCTCAAACACCAGTGGTTGTAGTTACTGAAGCTACTGGATAAGCTTCTACAGTTGGTAAACCAGCTGCTGTTGCTAATGCATTAACTAAAGCTTCTACTCCTTGGTATTTACAAGCATCTACTAAGATGTGGTAATCAATATTTTCTACTACTTCTCCTGAGAATGATTGAGCAAAACGATTTGTTCTGATTCTGATAGAGTAGTCTACGTATTGTACTGTTGGTTTCAAGTGTGATTCTTGTCCTAATACTAATTTACCGTAGTTATTACCTGCTAATCTTTGACGATTTTCAAAGTATACTCTAGTACGCTCTTCTAAGTCATAGAATTGTCCACCTACTGCTTCTGGTTCAGTTGCAATTGAAAGAACTTTCACATTGAATCTTCCATTAGATCCCAATTTGAATGACTCTGAAACAAGTCCAGGAGCTGCATTTGCGATAGAGATTCTTGTAGAAGAGTAAACGAATGGTAATTCATCTCTATATTCTTCTGATCCAGCAAAAATATTTACTTTACCTTTCAAGTGGATACCCATAGCACTCATTCCATTGTATTGTACTGGTGCTGCTTCCCAACTTACGAATTCGTAAGAATCTGGTGCCTCTGCTGAGAACAAGTCTCTTAAGATTGGTGAACACTCTTCTGAAACAATGTTAGATAATACTGTAGTAGTATAAATTGTTTGACATGCTTGAGAGTCTCCTGCAGTAATAGTTAATTCTGGATATGCTGCTTGGATAGCTTCTAATTTATTATCTCCACATTTGTCATCTGCCAATTGTAAAGTAAAAGTTTTAGCTACTGCTGTAGCAGTTGCTCCTGCAGTCCATGCAATGTTTGTTACTGTATCTGTACAATCAGGTGATCCTGCACAATCAGAGTCTTGAGAAGACAAGATTTGAGCAAAAGATGCCAAAGTTGTAGATGTTGGTGCTAAGATTGCATACTCAGAAATTCCTCCTTTGTATCCTTCTCTCTTAACAATATGTGCTGGATATTGTGCTTGCACTAATCCTAATGCACTTGCATTACCTGCATCTTGTACTTTTAATCCAAAGAAAGTGTATTCAGTACCTGTTACAGTTTGTGGGTTTGAGCTATTTACTGGAGTAATATCAATATACTCAGTAATAGGAACTCCTCCTAATAAAGTTACTTTTTTCAATCTTTCAACACCCTCTTGAACAATTTTCTCCATGTTAACAGATACCATTTGTCCTGGGATAGCGTTTGGTGCTTCTAAGTAAAGTTTTACTGTTACTTTTGCTTCTGGGTAACCTAACATACCAATAGCTTCTCCAGCTAATGTGATGTCGATAACTTCATTATCCCCAGGTTGTAGGTTTAATCTTGTATCGTAGTTAATCCCATCGTAACCGATGATAAACTCATCTACTGATACCCCTAACTTTGGTGAGTTAACTTTGATGTCAACGATTTCTGAAAGTTTGAAAGGCATAGATGAATATGCTTTGTTAGACTGAGAACGAGTTGGTGTCAAAGGTGCGATACCTAACTTCAATTCAAATAATCTATCTTTTGGTGTTGCTGGAAAAGTGTCTACTACCGCCATACCTAATGCAGATGGTGTAGCTCCTTTATCAACGATACCAAACTGTCCTTTTGCTAATCTTGTAGAGTAGCCATTACTCATTACTGAACCTTCGTTAGTAACAAATAAAATTGTTTGTGGTGCGTGACTTGCCATTTTTAATTTTAATTTAGTTATTATTTATTTATTGTTATTATACTTTTTGTAAAGCTCTTTGCATATCCATTTGATATTTTGGGTCTGAAGAGTTACCTTCAAACAAGCTTGCTGCCATTGATAGTATTCTATCTAGAAACTTATCATCAAATTCTGGTGAAAAAGTCTCATCAAATGGGCTTTCTGGATCGTCATCTACTAATGTTTTAATCTGAACAGGGTATCTGTAATATGTTACATACAGTTCATCATTTGAGAATCCGTCTTTGTAAACGTGTAAGTTATTGGATGAAATTGAGAAAGGTGCCTCTCTAGCTAAGAAAGAAGGCTTATTAAATTCGTCTTGTAGTATCTCTACTTTATTGTCATCTTTTATTTCGTAAAGATTTATTTTTTGATCTTTACATGTTTTATTAGATGCCTTTGTGTATGCAGAAGAGAAGTCGAAATAATTTTTTGGTAGTAAGAATGTGTCTGCATATTCTACAGACGCTGTTTTTATTATCTTGTGGTTAGGTACTATTATTTGTTGTATATACCTGATCTCATCACTTTTTTTGTTGTCTAAGATGTATTCTATCATCTTATTTTGAGCTTCGTTAAATACGATTACAAACCTACCTCTATCGCCTGCAACATTTGAATTTTCAAAGTTGTCATTTACTTTTAATAAAAATTTTATGTAAGCTTGTTCTGTAGTCATTTTTTTTAAAAAATGGGGGCACTTTAAATACCCCCGTATTTATATTACTCAAGAAGTCCTGTAAAAATCTGCTTTAACTCTTTGTCTTCTTTTACTTTTCTAGCAGCATTTTTCCATCCGCTTTCTAAGAATACATCGTCAATCCAGATCTCTCCTTTTTTATTTTTTACTTTACCTTTTAGGTATAGTTCTTTTAACTTAGAGTGGATAAAAATTTCTTCTTCTCCGTCCTCTGTTTGGTACCTCTCTACTGTCTCAATAAAGATCTTATCGTTTTGATACTTATCTTCTTTTGACTTAATGTAGTTACCAAATATTGTGTAAAGAACTGCATCTTCTGTAGAGTCTGAAGCACTTATTCCTAAGTAGTCTAAAACTCTAATTAAGCCTTTTCTATCTGTACTTAATAAGTTGTAGAATAAAGCTGATGCTTTTGCTTGTCTCATTTCTTTTTCAGCTTCTCTACTTACAGAGCTTTCTTTATCTACAATGCAATACATTGAAATAGGCTGTTTAAATTCTGGATGAGATTCCATGTGCTTTGGTGTAACTCTTTTGTGTATCAAAAGTAGGTACAACCTTAGTAAATCTTCTGCTTTTGAAGTGTCAAAGATTTTACCTCTTTGTAAGTCAATTCTAAATGAGTCCCAAAAACGGTTGTTGTTTGAATTTTGATCAAGAACATCTACTCCTTTTTCTGCCTCAATTGGCTTAACAATATTATCTTTTATAGATTTAAGAGCTGCTGCTCTGTTGTCTACTTGTACAGCTCTCATGAAAGAGCTAGATGTAGGGTATAAACCTGTATCCCAAATACCTCTTTCTCTATCAAAAACTGCTCCTGGAAAAGTGTCTACTACTGTATCACTTAATACTTTTGTGGTATTGTACTCTTTAAAACCGTCTGGTGCAGAGGTATCTAACTTTTCTTTTATTTCATACAGTGTATCTTTCTTAAGTTCAAAGTCATAGATCTTAAGGATAACATTATCTGTATCTTTGCTTTTTACTGCCATAATACTTTATTTTTGGTTACTTAACTTTTTTCTGTGTTGGGTGGTATTCTTTGGTTGGTTTGGTTGGTTGTATTATTATGCAAAATTACAAATAATATTTAGATTTTGCAAATTCGTTAAATATCTTACCCCACCGATTAAGATGGGGTAAGTATTATTTAACTATTTAATATTAGTTAAAGCCTTTTCTTCCAGCTTCGTCTAATTCAATCATTACGAAACGAGTTAAATCTCTAACGTGAATATCTGCGATATTGAAAGCCCAGAATTCTTGTCCGATTTGTTTCATAGATGACATTACATCTCCAGCTTTTCTGTAATCGTAACGTCCATTAGTAGTTCCCCAGTAAGTCATCTCACCTTGTGGTTTTACTAAGTAAATGTTAGCTCCAGAGTTACCACCGTCTACTAAAGTAGCACCTTTTGGTAAAGCTTTATTGTTTGAGTACATTTGATCCTCAACATCCCAAATAACCATTGAGTAAGCAGTTGGTGATAAGTTTTCTGGGTGGAATCCACCTGCCAAACGATCAGTACCTTCCATCATGTTCAATGATGTATCTTCTTCGATTTCAACACTTCCGATTCCAGGAATGAAAACTTTAGTGAAACGAATTGGCACATACTCCAAGTTGAATGGATCATTACCACGAACTGGGTTAGGGATAGTTCTATCTGCTCCTAAGAACGTGTTTAATGCTGCATTTTGAGAGTTAACTTCATCAGAGAAGATCTCTAAAATGTTTTGGTATGCATATTTACCACATTTGAATTTCAAACGTCTTTCAACATCTTGTTTGAATGGGTTAATACGGAATACATATTCTGCAGCTTCTTTCAAGTGATCACGAGTGATTCCACCTGGACGACCATACTTAACAAGTTTTCCACGTCTCAATTGGTGCCATAAACCTTCGTTTAATCTAGCAACTCCATTTGAATCACGAACTGTAGCAGCACGTTGGAATAACAATTTTTGAGCAGTTAAACGCTCTAATTCTCTCATTGTCAAGAATTCCATTGTAGCTCCAATTTTTGCATTTTTCATGTCTGGAACTTTCTTACCACCTTTAGTAACTAAGTTAGTCAAGACAGCGTAGTCATTTCCACCGAATTCTGATTGCAATTTGTCTAAATAAGCTTTAGATTGAGCATCAGCTCCAGAGAATGATTTAGAGTCAGCCATACCTGTGATGTATGCTTCAACTCCTGATGCAGATCCTAAACGGAATTCACATCTCATTGTTCCTACTGTATCTGGTAAATCAAAGTGAGAGAAGTTAGTACCTCTTTCTCCTAAGATAGCGTGACCAACTTTAAAGTATTGAATACCTTTTGCCAAGTTAGATGCTAAGAACCAAGTGCTCTTATCGTTATCTGCTAATTTAACTGTGTGTTCAAAACCTTCACCTACAGAAACTACTGGCTCTTCACCTGAAACGATGATTTGTTGTCCGTAGTATTTATCGTTAGATAATACGTCTCCTGTTGTGAATGCTCTGTTTAATACAATTTTGAAAGTACTACCATCAACACCTGGATAAGCTTGGCTAGAAGTATCACGAGTTGTGTAGCATCCTTTGTACTCTTCTACAGCAATATCGTAAGTAAATCCACCGTCCCATCCATTAACTTCAAGGATAGCTTTGTTTTGTAATAATTCTCTAAGAATACCGTAGCTTCTTACTGCTTGTTTTCCCCATAAGTTCATCAAACCTAAGTGATGTTTATTTGGGTCTTCTTTGTACCATGAGTAAAGTGAAGGTAAGTCTTGTGCACCACCGATTGAAGAAACTGTTTTCTTATCTGTGAACATTATTACTTGGTCTCCATTTACAACGAAAGGAATGTTTTGTTGTGTTACCATTTTTTAATTTAATTTAATTTATTGTTTATTTTTAATCGAAATTCAATGATTCAAGAGGTGAGATAATTGGGCTCTCCTCTTTCTTAACTCTAGAAACTTTTGTAGTGTCTTGTACAATTTTAACTTTCTTCAAGTTATCTAGTTGTACATTTTTCTTAGTTTCAGAAGTTACCTTTTTAATATAAGTTTCTTTATCAAGCATAAACTGTATAAGCTCTCTAGCTTTCTTAGGATCGTTCATCCACTCTTCATAGATATTATCAATTTCAAAAGCTCCGTTCTCGTCTTTCTTTGTTGCTACATCTACAAACTTTCTAGTTAAAGTATCAGATAAACCCTCTTCTTTGAACTCAGAGGCTAATCCTTTTCTATACTGCTTGATTCTTTCTTCTTCTTGTTTTTGACTCTCTATAAGTTCTTTTTCTTTATTCTCTAAGCCTTTATAGAATTGTTGTCTTTGGTAGTCAACTATCTTCTGTGCTTTTACGTCTAGAGTTAAGTCTTTTTTAGATGCGTCTACTAAAGCTTTTGCTTCAGAGTTACTATGGCCCATTACCTGAGTGTAGTACCAAGCTAATACATCTGTATTGTGTGTGTCATTATCACCATCATACCCTTGGAAAGGTTCCTTAAGAGAGTCTGGGTTTTCAAACAAAGCTTTTGCTAAATCTAAGTCTCCAGATTTTACGATGTTTATTAGTCGTTTTTTTACTTCGTCTAATCCATCTACTTCTACATACTTAGTTTTAAACTCTTCTTCTTTTTGTTCTTTTAAAGCTTTTTCAATACTTTTAAAAGTTTCTTTATCAATTGTATCTAGTTGAGAAAGTAATTTCTCTTCTCCGTCTTCTGTCTCAATTAATAAGTCTTCCCATTCTCCAGAGTCTAGTCTGTCTTTAATGATGTCGTAATATACTGCATCATTATTATTAAAGACTACTTCCTCTTTTTTAGGCTCTTTAGTTTCCTTAACTTCCTTGGCAGGCTCTTCAGATTTATCGTCTTCTTCGCCTTTTGCTGTATCATCTAAATCTAGATCATCAATTGCACCTTCATCCGTTTCATCTGATAAGTCAATATCAATTTCTTCTTTTGGTGGTGTCCCTCCATCTTCTAATGAAAAGTCGTTGAATTCTAATAATTGTTCAAATGACAGCTCTTGTTGGTTTTGTTCTGTTTTCATTTCTTGTGCAAAATTAGTGGTTTTTTTTGTAACTGCAAAATTAGTTAAAATTTGCTTTTGGTATTATTCTGTTGTTAAATTATATTTAATTAGTTAAACAATCTTTAATTTTTGTTTATCTCTGCTATATATCTATCGTTCATTATAGCTCTATCCTTTTGTTCAATTTGCTTAAGTTTTATCTCTAAGTCCTTGCTCATTGCTGCTGCCTTATCAGATACTTGTTGTTCTTGTAGTTGAAGCTTTTTGTTTCCGCTTTCTATATCGCTACTAGTCTTAAGCTCCTTCAATGCCATATCTGCTTGTGCACTAATATTCTTGAATGATTGTGCATCTGCTTGTTTATCTGCTGCTCTACCTTGTGCTTGTATTTCTTCTTGTAAGATTCTAGCTTCTCTATCTCTTTGATTTTGATCAGCCTGCCAAGCTCTGTCTGCATTCTTCTCTGCAGAAGCTCCTTGTATTTGTTTGTCAGCAAGTTCTTGTTCGTGAGCTCTTTGTGCTTCAACTTCTTTTTGCTTCTCAACTCTTCCTCTCTTACCTATGTCAACAAGCTCAACTATTGTATCTGCTGAGAATAACTGTGCATAGTCAAGTAAATCACTTCCTAGAGTATTCATGTTTAACAATGCTTGTTTCATTGTCTCTAACTCTCTACGTTTCTTAGGATCATTTACTGGGAATACTCCAATTCTTCTTAGTGGGAAATCTGGGTCCGATAAGTGCATAAATATTTTATCACCATCAGAATTTGAGAATACAAAGTCTACATCCAAATATTCTTTTTGGCAATACTGTGCTATTGATAAGTGCAGTTCCATTGCTTTTCTCCTTGCAACTGACATCGTATTAAATATGTCTGCTGTCTGCATGTATGAAGCCTCAGTTCCTTGTTTTACACCGGTTGCTGTTTCGTATACACTTGGTTGTCCAAGTCTTTGCGGTGTAATACCTATTTGCTCTAGGGCTTTTCTTTGGTAGTACTCTGAAAGCTGTATTCTACTATTGATCTGTTTGTCAAAGGATATATCCTGGGTCATAAATGTATTCATTTGCCCATTTGCCCCTGCCATGTTTTGTTTTGTTGTATCTAATGGTACAAGTCCAACATCCTTAGCTAAGTCTCTTAATTTACCTAATGACTCCTCTATTGTACCATGATCTTTATATTCAGATGGTAAGAAGTTAATATCAAATAAGAAGAACATACCTATCTCTTTCTCTAACAAGTTAAAGATTTGGTTAAGACATATGTTATACCCTATTTGGTAAGGTCTAAGTTTTTGTGCTACAGAAGATGCTATAACTCCACCAACAGGTATTTTTACATCAAAGATGTTTGACTCACCTCTTATTTGATAAGGTAGTGGTTCTACTCCTAAGTATAAATTCTCTGTTAAATACGAATTACCGGCATTGATTTTAGTACCTTGCCAAATTTCTGGTACCCAAAATTCATACATACAGTTAGGCTCTAGATCTCTTTGTATATCTTTTAGAGCCTTTGTTGTTATTTTTTTAATGTTGTTGTCTGTAACAAAATCTTGTAAGATATCGTCTGTTACAATAGTTGTATCCTCATAACCACTCTCTGTAGTGTAGTTTATGAACCACATTCTTTTCCAGCTTCTCCAATATGCTTCTGTAACCTGTAATAAATCTTTTCTTACATTTATATCATCTCTTTGGATTCTACTGTAATTAAAGCCTAGGTTTGTGTTGTTATTTTGGAATGGGCTAAGCCAGTTTGGTATTCTTTGTTGTCCGTCTGGTGTATCTACAAGTACTTCACCCATTGGTATATCCAATGCATCTTGTATTTGTAACCCCATGTCGTAGTTGTAATAGTTGTGGAATGGTATTGTTTGGACTTGACCAAACATACCATTGTTCATTGCATTTTTCCAAGAACTTACTTGTGAATCTGCATTTCCTCCATCTGTTTCTGCATAGTTTGTGTTAAGCCTTTTTATTTCACTTGGTGTTAATAAGTGAGAATACCTTTTGATAATATCAGAAGGTGATATATAAAAAACTCTACCTACATACTCACAGTCTTGTGGGTTTTCTGCAGTTACGTCTTGTGAGAAAAATGTTTCTAACGGTGACCATCTCTCTGGTTTATAGAAATCATAGCCTATGTAATAGTTTCTGAAAAATCTACCTGTTACTAGGAAATCTTCCATCTCTTGCTTATCAAGCTTGTCCATGTAGAATCTTTCTTGATCCTTTTCAATAACATGCTCTGCCCACTCAGCTGCTTTTGTTTTCCAATCTTTCATTTCCTTCTCAATCTGAGCAGGGGTGATTATCTTGGCTTTTTCTGCCTCAAGCATCTGCATATACTGCTGCTGCTCTTCTTCGCTACTGAAATTTTGTTTATTAGGGTCTATGCCCATTTTAGCAAGCTCTATTTCTAGCTCTTTCTTAAATGTCTCTAATGCATACTCTCTTACTCTACCTGTTCTTTCTCTAAGGTACTCATTTTGAGATATGTCATCTATTGTATCTACTTTGAAGTCGTCTTTTTGCTCTAGCCACTCTCCTACTAACTGTCTTGTTATAATACCTATGAAGTCGTAGTGCTTAACAAATGTAGGTATTCCTACACTGTCTCCTAGATCTCTTACTCTATTTAATACTTGGTTATCAGTCTCGTAGTCTGAGTACGCAAGTCTCCCTTCGAGCATCTTATAAAGATCTCTAAATTTAACATTCTCGCCTAATTGAGATACCCCTATTGATTCAAGGGCATCCATATTTTTTTTCTTCCATGCAAGCTTTTCTTTCTTTGCGTCAGAAATTGTTTGCGTTGGAATTGAGTGAGTTGAGGAAACTGATGTTCCAACCCCATTATAAAAAGAGTGTAAGTTATGACTATCCATTATATATTTTTAAATGGCAAAATTAGTTAAAATTTTTGAGAACACAAAATTAGTTAAATATTAGTAAAACTTTTTTGTCCTACTTGAAGATCCATATAACCTTTCCGCAAGGCTTCTTTCTGGTTTTCTTACATTAGTTTCTTCTCTGTTCTGTTTTTTATTACTTATCGTTGGTAACATGTAGTTATTAAATAAGTAGAACTCATATCCAAGGCATGACATAAAGGATGTTATCCTATCCACGTTATTATCCTTTTTATAAGATATAATCTCATCAAGAAGCCCTATATCATTCACCATTTGTACTCCTAGTATAGTTTTCTCTTGGCCCTCTTCATCTTGTATAACAAACTCTTGTCTGAGATAGTTTTTTACTAGCCCTAACAGAAACTTTTTATTTTCTGGGCTTGGGTTCCATCCATATCTTCTTCTTCCATTTGAGCCCTGTGTCATGTCTGATTTAAAGTCCATAGATTCTACTAACCAAAGATCTGTTGCTCTTTTTCTATCAAGGTATTCCTTAAATCCCATATCGGCATTCTCCATAAATGTTCTTGCATTATACGCTTGCATCAATAAGAATATCTGTCTGTAAAGTTTATTATGTGGATCCGGTCTAGAAGCTACTGATGCCACTATTCTACCACACCACTTATCCATGCCTATGTTTACCTTGTAGATATGGAAAGATCCTACAGAGTCTGTCCCTGATTCTTCTTGCTTATAATCATCAAATCCCCCCACATACAAGTAGGCTACTGGTTTAGTTGTAGGTAACTCTTCATATAGAACAACTGGTGCATCTACAAAACCTCCACTATGTGGGTATTCTGCTAGATCTTTATTATTCATTTCATAGAAAATCCTACCTGCACCATCTTGCATAAGGGTAACCTTTTTACCACACTCCCCTGATTCTAGCAAATAGTCTTTGTGTCTTTTTGCTTCTAATGCAGGGAATGGGTTTTCTTCAGATGACATAAAACAATCTTCTGGATCCAAAGGGTACTGAACTCTTCTTTGTTGCTCTAATAGCTGTCCTTTTGATCCACCAACTGACTTAGAATCCTCTAAAGATTTTTTTAGCATCTTTGTGTTGTTCTCCCAGTTTGTTGTATGTATCATTATTTTATCAAGCTCGTCTGAATCATCTACTCCTAAGAATCTTGAAAATGCTTGCTCCTTTTTTATAAAGCCGTCTTCGTATGCCATCTGTCCTGGGAAAAATGTTGCAAACTTTCTTCTTTTCCAACTTATGTACTCTGGGTCTATTTTATTTTCTAATAGGTCCCAATCCATAGGTAGTAAATCATATGCTTCAGGGTTTGATAATACATCCACAGCATCTTTTGATAAATCAGCCTCTCCACCAGTTCCTGCCAATACTGTCACACACTTAAATCCGTAAGGTGTCTTAAATGATGGTAGTGCTGCTAGGTAAGGTTTTAAGAAGGCGTACTTACCTATCTCATCATAAATAGATACTGATGGTGCTAGACCTGCCGTCTTTTGTGTTTTTGATTTGGCACCAGACTCTAAGTTTTGTACAATTAGTGTAGAAAAAACAATAGGGTTTGAGGCATCCTCTTTAATACCAAAGGTTGTTTCACCGTTGTCCCACTCTTGTTTAAGGATGTCAATACTTAATGGCTTATCAATATAAGTCATTGAAGTTTTAATCTTGCTTGTTAGTGCATTAATATCCGAAGAGCTACCCCCAATAATTGAACCGTATGAGTTAAACTTAGTAATTGTTCTCCAATGTGCTAGGGATGCTAAGATTACAGACTTCCCAAAACGTCTAGTACCATACATAAGCAATGCTTTAGAATAGTAATTTTCATTTTCCGGATTAATTGCTGCTTTTAAATTCTCTGCAAAGAACCACTCATTATCCCTAAGATCAGGCTGTATGTTTGGCTCTGATCCATTTGGTTGAGGTATAGGTGTTCTAAAGAAATTTAAGTGAAAGTATAACCAAGGATGCATAAAGTATCCTCCTATAGTCACACCATAAGTTATCTTATTTATCTCCTCTGACCAGAATTGTAAAACAACTGGGTCCTGATCAAAAAAGTGCTTTTTAGCATTCCACTTTGGTACATCCTTAGGGTTCATATTAATAAACATCTCTTTTGATGTTCTTATATGCCAATCTACTGGTACTCTTTCTATTGCCTCTTTCGCATCTTCTCTTAGTAACATAAGAGGCTCTCTCATTAATAGAGATGCCTTCTCATCCTTGAAGAATTTTATTACCGTGTTGTCTACTTCATTTTTTATATTTAACTTTGCTAGTTTCTCTTGTATTTTTATTTTTTCATTAAATACTGTATCCTGAAAAACTATCTCATTTGTTTTATAATCTATTTCCATCTCTGTTTCAACCTCTTGTGTAAGTACATCCATGTTGTACTTCAAGTAATCATCACATTTATCTAGATGGAGATTTATTATCTCTACAGTCTCGTCTATAAAGTCTTGTGTCTTTTTTAAGCCTCTATCACTATCTGCCTCTGATATAAACACAGAAAGCCTACCAAGTATTGACGTGGTAAGCTCATTTTCCTGTTTAAATAAAGACTCTTTAGTTTTTTTAGTATGCTCAGATAAATCTTTAACTCTTTTTTCAACATCTTTTAGCTTCTTGTCAGTTCCTGACGTATCACTATCTTGAGATTGTAGACTTAATATTTCCTGAGAAAACTCTGTCATTCTTTCTTCATACTTAGATGTATCATTCCAAGTATTTGATTCGATAACTTTCCTATTTCTCCTAAAGTATTCTTTATGGTTTTTTATAAAATTATCAATGTATTCAGACATTACGCTTCTTTTGTTTTAGCAAGTAAATCTTTGAAGAAATCACTTTCTAAAAACTTAGTTCGTTCCTCCTCTAGTAATCCGCTTTCGGTTTCTACTAAAGCTCCTTTTTCAACTACAAACACTCTTTTTGGTGCCCAGGTTTTCATATCTAAGTAAAACTTTAACACCTCTTCTGGTAAAGCATCGTTTGAAAACTCATTATAAAGTTCTACTGCATTTACAAGTTTTAAAAATAATATTTGTAAGTCCTTGTTATATAGTATAGTATCTACGTAAACATGTACTAATACATCTTGCAGTTCTTCTACTTTTTTACCTTGGATAACTTCTTTTAGATTTGCTTTGTTATTTGTAAGCTCCTCGTTTTTCTTTTTAACCACGCTTTCAAACTCCTTATATTCTGAATACAAAGAGATTACTTTACTTTTTATTGCTTCCATGTTATTGTATTTCTTTTTCTTCTTGTCTTGTTTTTTCTATTGCTGAAAATATGTCCTCATCTGTTAAGAGCATAATATCAGATATCTTTTTTGCAGAAGTCAGTCTTATTGCACTGTACAATAACTCTCCTAAAGTGTACTCTGGAAATTCTTTTGCAAACTCTTGTAATTCTCTTACTGCGTTATTTTTAAAATTCATTATTTTTGTGTTATGTTACCTTTAAGGTTAAAAATTATTGTTTTCTGTTCGCCTGTACTATCAGTGCATCTTTCTGTAACTCTTTGGTTTATTGTACCTAGTTTGTTATTATCATATGATATCCTTAACTGTATTGATCCAGGTCTTATCTCAACTATTGGTTGTGTACATCCGCATGACTTTGATACTGATAAGTGCTCTACACCTAAGATGTCAATTGTAACATTTGTATCACTTCCTTGCTCTATAGTACCATAGTCTATTAAATACTCTTGGTTTTTTACTACCTCTTTTAATTGGTTTGTTCCTTTTATTTCCATTTTGTTCTATTATAAATTATTCCATTTATCTTTTGGGCACATATTCTCAGGGTCTTCTTGAGAACTTTTAAAAATCAAATTGCATGTACAAACTGTACATATTGCATCATCTGTTACCTTAACTCGCATAATAAAATTAAGTATCTTATTAACTCTGTACATCAATAATGTTTTTATTGAGTGATTTTTATCATTATCAGAATTAAATGGGCACTTCCTGCAAACCTCAAGTCTTTTTATTTGCAAGTCAGTTAACTCTGAAGAGTGCTCTAACCTACTTTTTATAGCTAAGTATGGTATTTTAAATATACTTCTCATGGTCTTCATTATGTATTGTTTCTAAAATTTTCCAATATTTATAAAAGGAAGGCATTATGTTTTTTTCAACATTCTCTTCTTTTTTTCTTATTGATATAAATAATAGCGGCTTATTAAAATTCTTTATATCGTTACCCTCAGGTTTTTTAAGGATCTCTCTCAGATACTTAAGCTTGTCTGACAAATACTTATACTTCTTTGTCTGCCCCTCCTTACTGGCTAAGGCACAACCCCCTAAGTAATAGTTAAATCTCATCTTTCCAAGATTTGGAAAATTTATAAGTACTAGCTCCTCATTTGATAGGATAGACTTTTTTAGATAAGATATGTTATGCTTGAGTATGTCCCTTAATAATTTTACATCCTTACCTGTCCTAGATGATAACTCTTCTAGAATGTCATCTGTAAAACAGATTGGTTTATCAGGGTTTCTGGAAGGCGAGTACATATATTTGTTTTTTATTCTTGATAAAACTCTCTCTTATACTCTCCATGTCCGGTGATAACTTACTCATTCTTAAGTTTTTCTCGCTAGACATCAGATAACCTTTCTCTCTCAAGTGTACATCTGCGACTCTTATGTCACCATCTTTCTTACCTGTATCCTCTTTAATGTACTCTTTTGTATCCTTGCTATAACCACTCCTAATGTAGTAGACTAAGATAAGTCTTTCAAAATTTCTTAGTGGAACCTCTTGTGATATAGAATAAACACGAAGTATCTTATCAATAAGATCTATCTCGTTTTTGTACTTTGTTTTTAATGTTGGAAAACTCACTGGCTTATATTTTTATGCAAAGGTACAACCATTATTTGAGATATCCAAATTTTTTAACAATTATTTAACGATAATTATCAACAATCTCTTTTATGTTCTTTGTCATAGGCTGCAATCTGAATACGTTAAACATAAATGATTCTGTTAGTCTAGACAATATTCTTATAGTTAATACCGGGTTCATTTGGTACAATCTGTAAAAATCAAATGTTAGGTTACTGATAAAATCTTCATTTTCGTCAAGATATGTTGTTGATACAACTTTTTCTGAGACATCCTCCCATAATAAATCGTAGAACTCTTCATAAGTTAACTCTTGAAATTCCGAGTATGTAAAATCTTTTACTGACATAATTTGTGTATTTTGGTTTTAGCTGCAAATTTACAAAAAAGTTTTGTAAAAAACAAATAAGTTAAAAAAATAATTAACAAATTTGGAAAATAGAATTATTATTTTTACCTTTGCAAAAAGTTTTTGACATTTTATTTTTTTTATTGAAATATTAGTTGTAACTTTGCAAAAAATAATTATAATGGCGTGTGGCTATCTGAAAAGATTCACGCTGAGGTAGAAATACCAATGCTCAATGGAAGAGGACATTACTGTTTGTAATGGAGACCGCCAGAGGATGGCTAGTTAAGGTTCTAGCCAATACCACGTATGTAGATGAATAAATAAAATACTTCATCGAATAATCAATAAGGATTCCAGTGGTAAATCAAAAAAACTTACAGCAGGTCTTTGGATTCGGTGTTTTTCCGCTGCTGGACTCTTTATCTTCTCTTATAAATTTTTAAGAGGGGGTAAGGGGGTGTTTTAACACTTAAGAATATCCATAGCGTGGGTTTTACAGTTGAAATTAGTACAGACTTTAAAAATTACTGTAAAAAAATTACAGTAATAACTAAAAACCGTAAAAATAATTAGCATATTATTTTGTAGTCTCATATATTATTTGTAACTTTGCAAAAAATATAAGTATGTATAAGTTAAGAGATTACCAAAGTATTTCTGTAGTAAAGGGATTAGAGGTACTTAATAGTGAAAAACCAAGACGTGAGTTATTAGTATTACCTACAGGTGCAGGTAAATCTATTGTTATTGCTGAGATAGTAAAGCAACTAGGTGAGCCTATTGTTGTGCTACAGCCCTCAAAAGAGTTGCTTGAACAGAACCACCAAAAGTTTATTAATGTTGGCGGCCAAGCCTCTATTTACTCGGCATCTGCAGGTCAAAAAGAAATAGGACACGTAACATTTGCGACAATAGGTTCTATAAAAAAAGCAGTTAACGAGCTAAAAAGACTAAAAGTTACCAAAATAATTATAGACGAAGCTCATATAGGAGTTAAAGGAGGGTCTCAATTACGTGTGTTTTTGAATAACCTAGGCATTAAGAACGTAATAGGACTTACGGCCACCCCTTTTATACTAGCTAGTTCTATGAATGGAGCAGAGTTAAAAATGCTAACCAAGATTCAACATAAACTTTTTACAAACATTTGCTATGTTAGTCAAATAAACAGCATGCTAAAAAACAGCTATTGGACACCTTTAGAGTATAGAATTGTGGAGCAAGACGACACTTTTTTAAAAATAAACTCTTCCGGATCAGACTACACAGAAGATAGTATGCAAAGCTTCTATCAGAATAATGATGTACAATCTCAAATTATAGATAATGTTGAGTACTGCCTTAGTGAAGGCTCTAGGTCAATACTTATCTTTGTACCTAGTATCTCAGAAGCAGATGATTTGTCTACTAAAATAAAAGGCTCTAGATCTGTAAGTTCTTTGACACCAAAAAAAGAAAGAGACGAAATTATATCAGGATTTAAGGATAGGAGTATATCAGTTGTAATAAACGTTGGTATTTTGACAACGGGTTTTGATTACCCAGAATTAGAGACTATTATCCTAGCAAGATCTACGATGTCTTTTGCATTATACTACCAAATGGTAGGTCGTGGTGTACGTATACACGATAACAAAAATAAAACTGTTGTTATAGATCTAAGTGAGAACTACAAAAGGTTTGGTAAAGTAGAGGATTTTACAATTGACTATTTAGAAGGTTATGGATGGGGTTTATTTAGAGGAGAAGACTTAATAAGTAATTATCCTATAGAAGCAAAGCATAGACCAACAAAAACTAATCTTTTAAACAAGCATAATAAAAATATAGCTGTAGCAGTAAGTAATCCAGGAGTTAACATTATGCCTTTTGGAAAATACAAAGATCTGGCTTTATCAGATGTCCTAAAAAAGGATAAAGGTTACCTAGTTTGGATGTACGAAAAGTTCACATTCTACCCTAATCAAAAATGGTTAAAAAATGATATAGCAAAGTTGTTAAATTTATCATAAATATTTGCATATAATAAATATTTTTTGTACCTTTGTAAACAATTTAAAAAGTAAAGTATGGCAGAAGAAAAAGATCCGTTATTAGATGTATTATCTAGCATGGATAAAAGATTTGGAAAAGGTGCTGTTATTGTTGGAGACACTGTTATTCAAACAGAGCGACAAAGCACTGGATCCCTAGGAGTTGACATAATCACCGGTGGTGGTTGGGGAAGAGGTAGAATGGTTGAGATATTTGGGCCAGAAAGTTCTGGAAAAACAACCCTTTGTATCCATACAATGATACAAGCACAGAAAGATGACCCTAATAAAAGAGTTGCCTTTATAGATGCAGAGCATGCATTTGATAGAAACTACGCTGAACACCTTGGATTAGATATGTCACAAGTAATCATATCACAGCCGGATAGTGGAGAACAAGCGTTAGAAATTGCAGAAGCTTTGATAGCATCAGGTAAAATTTCAGTTTGTGTTATTGATTCAGTTGCGGCACTTACACCAAAAGCAGAGATTGAGGGCGAAATGGGGGATTCTAAAATGGGATTACATGCTCGATTGATGTCACAAGCTTGTAGAAAGCTTACAGGAGTTGTTAATAAAACAAACACTGTACTTTTGTGGACAAATCAGATAAGAATGAAGATTGGAGTTATGTTTGGTAGCCCAGAGACAGTTCCAGGAGGAGAGGCACTTAAGTTTTACGCATCAACTAGGATTGATATTAGAAAGAGTGCTGGAGATAAAGATGATGCCGGAAATGTTATCAATAGCCACGTTAAGGTAAAGACTATTAAGAATAAGTTAGCACCACCTTTCCAATTAACCACTTTTGATATAGTTTTTGGAGAAGGTATTGATAGATCTAGTGAGATTCTAGCTATTGGAGAAAATCTTGGAATAATTGAGAAGAAAGGATCTTGGTTTAACTACGGAGAAACTAAGTTAGGACAAGGTGGAGGAAACGTTAAGCAATTGCTAAAGGATAATCCAGAACTTTCTGAGGAGATAGAAGCTAAGATTAGAGAACACTTTAATATCTAGGTATGTCAGTATTTAATTGGATACATAATGGTCACGACATCAACAGTCTGCCAGATATGCAAAAACATTGCCCCAAAGTATGGGGCTTTGTTTATAAGCTAACGTTATATAAAAAAGGAACACGGACTGTAGAGTTTGAGTACATTGGAAAAAAGAATGTGTACACAAAAAGGAAAAGAGTGTTTGGTAAAAAAGAAACAGCTGCCTTAAACGACAAAAGAAAAAAATCTTACGAGTACGTTATAAAGGAATCCGATTGGAAAAAGTATGTTTCTAGTAATAAGTTCATAAAAGCGAATAGTTCTCAGTTCGATATCTCAAGAGAGATTCTAACTTTTTGTACTAACGACTATGACTTAACATATCAAGAAGCAAAAGAGATTATTTGCTCCGGGGCCTTAGAAGACTGTAGGTTTTTAAATGACGGGGTTTCGATTAGAAGGTTTGGTAAAAAAATAATATAACACTATGCAAACAGCAAGGGAAAAGAAAGTTGCAGTAAAGCCAACAAGGGCTTTGAAGAATGATATTAAATACAAGATAACTCTTGACGAGGATCAAAAAAGAGTAAAGGAGTCTATTTACAATAGTGAGCTTATAGTTATAACAGGTTATGCCGGATCAGGTAAATCTTTAGTTACAGCCCAGTCTGTATTAGACTTAATATTCAAAAAAGAAGTTAACCAAGTTTTTGTAACGAGAGCTGCTGTTGAGGTAGGTAAGTCTCTTGGGTTTTTACCTGGAGAATTAGACTCAAAGTTTGATCCATATATAGAAGCCTTTAGAGATAACCTTTATAAGTGCTACGATAAGGATAAAGTAGATAAGCATATAAAGGATGGTCAAATACAAGGGTTACCTGTTCAGTATATTAGAGGTAAGACCATTGACCAAGGCCAAGTGCTTGTTGTAGAGGAAGCTCAGAACTTAACAAAGCACGAAATGCTAGCTATTTTAACCAGGCTAGGTAAGGGGGGTAAAATTATTATCAATGGAGATAATGAGCAGAGTGATATAAAAGAGAGTTATACCGGTTTACATTATGCTATAGACTTGTCAAAAGCTATTGCAGAAATAAGTTGGCACAAGCTGAAGTCTAACCACAGATCAGAGTTAATTTCAAAGATATTAAACTACGAACACAATAAAAAATAAATTATTTTTATAAAAAATTTGGTAGTTTAAAATATTTTTTGTACCTTTGCATAGAAATTAAGAAATACTATGAGTAAAGAAGTAGAATTCACTTATTTTCTTAACGGAAAAGAAGTAGAAAAGGAAAATGTCGATTGGGATAAAGAGACAACTGTAAAGGTTGTTGACAATGATGTTTTCATAACACAAAAAGAAAAAGAATGAGTGAATTTGTAGCATTGACCGTTATCACCTACAAGCTTAAGAAAGAAGTAAATGATAACATTAAGAAAACCTTTTTAGGAGGAGTTAATACAAACAAGTCTAAGGACGATTACGGTAGAGATGCCGAATTCTATAGAGATCTTGGAATAGAGCCACCCGAAGAGTTTGATCAGGAAGAAGAAACTCAGGTTTTTGATATCAAGGATGAAGACTTTGATGTAGTAGAAAGCCCGGCACGATTTAAAGTAGAAAACCTAGTGTTTTTTGTGGCCGATGAAAAAGGAGGTTCAACAATCTATGTAGATATGGATTATAGTGCATCAGTAAAAGAATCAGTAGAAGAGATTGAATTAAGAATTAATAAGTTAAGATAAAAAAAGTAAAGTATGGCGTTAAGTAAAAATTATTTGCAGTTAGAGTTTGGTTCAGGAAAGTTTTTTGACTATTCAAAAGAACCTAAAGATGGATATGACAAACACATGTCCACAAAAGGTAACGAAAGTTACAGAAAGTATTACAATGAAGGTGTTACCGGTGTGTTAGACTCTGTGTCTATCTATGACGGTAAATACGGACAGCAGATTTCTATCAGTTTAAAAGACGGAGACGAAGTTTACTACTTACCAGTATCTATCTATGACCAAAAAGGACAAGTAGACAACACGTATGCAGAAAGCTTGATCAAATTATTACCTCTTTTAGAGAAAGGTCAAAATCTAACTGTTCAAGGGTATAACTTTAAACCAGAAGATAGTCCATATTCAAAAATTGGATTCAGTTTAAAAGTTAGCGGTGAAAAGTTGAAGTCTACTATCACAAACAGTTATTACAAAAATGGAGAGTTAGTTCCTGGAGATGTACCACCAATTGTGTGGGTTGAGAAATTAGGTAAAAAGAAACCTTCTGCAGCATCTCTTGAATTAAAAGATGCATACTTGTTAGAGCTGTTAGAAAAAGAAGAAAAGAGACTAACTTGGAAAAAGGAGAACACGGACCAATCCAATGACGAAGCTCCGGAACAAGAGAATGTTCCAGTAGCTACGCCACAAGAGGCTTTCGCTAGTCCGACAGATATGCCAAGTATTGCAGATGATGAAGATGATGATTTACCTTTTTAATATTAATAATAAACAACAAATTTTATAACATGTCAGATCAAAAAAAGATTTCAGAAGAGCATTTAGTATCATTAAAAGAATTTACAGGATTCTTTACAAATGCAAAAACAATTCTAGGAGAAGTTACTCTTAGATACGAGGCAGATAAGGAAAGTATTTTATCTCAAGTAAAAGCTAAAAACGAAGCTTTTGTAGAATTCCAAAAAGAGTTGGAAACAGCATACGGTAAAGTAAACATCAGCATTGAGACTGGTGAGTATACAGAAGTAGAATTAGAAGACCAAAAAGCAGAGTAATATTATGGTAGTAGAAGAAAAAAACCCAATGAACTACGGTTACTTTGGAGATGAGCAGATTACAATTTCTGCTAGAGAGTTCATGATGTTGAAAGCGGCTGTTGAACACGGTATTAACGCTACATCTGAGAGCTATATGCCAGAAGTATTAAGATTTATAAATACAGAAGACTCTTCAATAGTAGAATCACCTTCTGATGAAGACTTAACTTCAGGTAAAGTAGTAACTGTTACAGACAGAGAGGCTACATTTAACCCTCGTAATGTTAGATTTCAGTATTCTACCAAACTTACACCAGATATGGTTGAAGGTCAAGAGCTTATCATGGCTATTCATACAAGAAGCGTAGAGGCTGGTATTGCTAAAACTAAAGAGGAGTTAGAAGCTGCTTCAAAAAAATAACAGCTATGAATAACGAAGAGGAACTTTCTTCTTACCTAAAGAAGAGCTTATCTATAGTTAAAAAAGAATTAGGAGAGGTATGCACGTACCTCTCTTTTTCAAAAGAGAAATCAGTAAATAAGGATACTGGCATTTTGGAAGAATATGATGCTTTTGTTGCAAAGATTAAAAACAATCTTGGCGGAAAAGATAAAATTATATACCGCATAGAAAAACCCCTATATATGTTAGAGGCTGCAGATTTCAATTCGCTTTTGTATAACTTAAATGAAAAAATATATGAGCGAGGAGAGTCAAATACAGAAGCAGTATAATTCTTTTAAAGAGTCAGGGGATTTAAAAATGCTATTTCCTAAACTTACAGGAAATTGGGAAAAAGACAAAGCTAGATTTACAAAAATCTGGGAAGAAAACCAAAGATTACTAGAAGAAGCAGAGCGTTTCTACAAAAAATAAAAAGTAAACAAGATGTTAAAAATAGGAAAAGAGGCAAAAGAATCTCTTATCAGGGGTATTAACGTAGTATCAGATGCAGTCAAGACAACGATGGGGGCAGAAGGTAAGACAGTTATTATTGAGAATAAAATGGGATTCAAACCTCACATTACTAAAGATGGGGTAACAGTAGCCGAGAGTATCTTACTAGAAGATGCTTACGAAGAGATTGGTGCCAAATTGATCAAGGAAGCCGCAAGGAGAACGGTTGATTTAGTGGGGGACGGTACAACTACAGCCACGGTTATCACACAAGAGTTGATAAACAGAGGTTTAGAGAAACTAGAATCCGGAGTATCACACGTAGAGTTAAGAGAAGGTATGGCTATTGCAATCGAAGATGTAAAGCTTGCCCTGAAAGGCTTGAAGAAAGAGGTTGGCGAGAAAGAGGTAAAGCAAATAGCTACTATCTCTGCAAATAATGATGCCGTAGTAGGAGAAATTATAGCTGACGTATACAAGAAGATTGGCGTAGAAGGAACGGTTGATGTACAAGAAGGTGTAGCAAAAGACACTACAGTTAATTACATCGAAGGTATGTCACTAGATAGAGGTTGGGCTTTGCCACACTTTGTATCGGACACAAGTACCGGAACAGCCGAACTTAATGACACTTATATCTTGATCTACGATGGTAAGATCAATGCAGTAAACGATATTGCAGAACACGTAAGAAAGGCCCAAACAGAAGGTAAAGGATTGCACATTTTTGCTGAAGATTTAGACGAAGGTGTTATGACAATGCTTGTCAAAAGTAAAATGCAAGGTACATTTAGAGTTACCGTTACTATGAACCCAGATTTTGGAACCAATAGAACTAGTATCTTAGAGGACCTAGCAATATTTACTGGAGGAGAAGTTTTCACACCTAAGTTCTCTACAAAAGTAGTATTAGGACATGCTGCAAAAACAATCTCAGACAAAAGTAGAACAGTTATCATTACAGATACCGGAAGCCAAGAACTTTTAGACAGAATTGAAGTGTTAAAAACTCAAGTTGAGAACACAGAAGACGTTGTAGACAAAGCTAAACTGGTAAAAAGGTTGTCAAACTTGCGAAATGCCGTAGCTATTGTAACAGTTGGTGGAGTTACCGATCTTGAAGTGAAAGAAAAGAAAGATAGGATTGATGACGCTGTTAGTGCTGTACGATCTGCACTAGAAGGTGGATTTGTTGCCGGTGGAGGATCAACTTTATTGTATATTTCCAAGTACAAAATGAAGAAAAAGCTGAAAGGCGGCCAAAAAGATGGATATGAGTTGTTGAAAGCAGCTATCCAGAAGCCGTTTGAGCAAATTTTGTTGAATGCTGGGTTAGACAAAGACAAATACGAGCCTAGACTTAGAGTTTACGGTAAAGGTATCAACGTCAAAACTAGAAAAGTAGAAAATTTACTAGAAAGAGGAGTTATTGACTCAGCTAAAGTAGTAGAAGTTTCTTTAGAGAATGCTAATTCAGTAGCCTCACTAGTACTACAAACAGATTGTATAATCACAAGTGCCGGACTATAATATGAAACCACTATTTCAAAGAGTTCTACTAAAAGTAGAAGTATTAAAGGAAGCCGAGTTATTCGGTGAAGAACAAGATAAACCAAAAGTATACCTTGTTGATAAAGCAGATGACTGTCACGAATCTTTGCATAACCTATTAAATAGTCAAGTACTGTTTAATGGTGTTATTGCTGAGGTGGTAGAAGAGACAGAGGAATATAAATTAGTATTAACTCACGAGACAAACCTTTTGATGTCTTACTAAAATCCCCTATAAACAACACAAGTTAATAGTCCTGTCGCTGTTGGGATACCCAGCAGTTCTGAATCCGGCCAAAAGGCGTAGGCGGTGTTAAGGTACAGGTGGCTGTAGGGTCAAATCTAAAAAATAAACATATCATGAATTCATCATCATTAACAGGAAGTACTACTTCTATCAGTGGTTATAGCAGCAATAGTTGTAACACTTTAGGTTCAAGCCTAACACTAACACCAAACACAATTTATTATCACGGAAATCAAAACCAAATGAGACAAGTAAAAGCAGTACTACTTAAAGTAGTAAAAGATCCAGATACAAACGCTATTATAGACTCTACTGTAGATCTAGAGTTTTGGGTAAAACAAAAATCAGATGTGTCTTTTGAACTAGCAGCTATGAGCCAATTAGGTAGAGTGATAGATCCAGAAACAGAAGTATTAAAAGAGATATACTCGATATACTTATAGTAAAAAGCCCTCTGCCGGTGCACCGGTATGGATCGAAGATGGGGATTACTGATACGATTGAAATAAAAACCTCTTCGGAGTTATCGTATAGGCGAGGAAGCCCACCGGAACGTAGGCCGGCACAGTTATAGCTCTGGGGATATTTGAAAAGCTAGAAACATTTGGGGGCAGGGTAATATTGTTTGAGAGGTCAAAGGACAGAACTGAACCTGGACAGCCCCCATAATATTGCGTTAAGGTGTAATGGTTGCATGGAACTCTCATAAGGTTCACGGGGTGGTTCGATTCCACAGTACGCTACTAATTTTAAAGTATGAGAGATAGTTATATCAGAATGAGGAATTCCGGAAACTTGGATATTAATTGGTTCTTTAAATATTTCAGGCAAGAGGGAGGGAACGCAGACCCAGGTCTATTTTATGAAGTCTTTGAGTATGAAAGAATAGACAAGATAGAAGTTCCAGGTGGGTATATGGAAAACAAGATACCTAGAAACAAAGAGCAATTAGTACAAAACATGGATAGAAAGTTTGGATTGACTATCCTGTATGATCAAAACGGTAATTTTTTAAAAGCAGTAAACTAAAATGGCAGCAGTAGAAGCAATCAAATTTTCAGCAACATGGTGTGGACCATGCCGAGTAGTAGGTAAAGCTCTAGAAGGAGTAGACTTAAAACAAGTAGACATTGACACAGACGTTGATGGATTAGCAAAAGAGTACAATATCCGTAGTGTACCTACAATAGTCTTTGTAAAAGATGGCCAAGAAATCGCAAGACATGCAGGGCTTATCACTAAGTCAGAATATGAAACCAAACTAGAAACCTTAAAAAACCAATAACCATGTTAAAATTTTTATTTCCAACAACATCTGTCTCATTAGGCAAAAGAAAATCTCAAATCTTGGGTGTCTTTACAAAAGCACACTCTGAGTTAACTCAACTATCAGCAGAGCATGATGTTTATCACAAGACTTTGTCAGAAAAGATGTCAAAAATTGCAGACGAGATGTTAGCAGTAGAAAGAGAAGTTGCAAGCACTAATAAATTATTATCCCAAATTGAAAAGTTCGTAGGGTAATGATAAATATTTGGAAAGGTAAGAAATACCTAAAGTTAGAGCATTGTACATCCCCATGGTATACCACAAACAGAGGAAAAGACTTTTGTTTAAAGCATCATTTTACAGTATGGGGTTGGTCCCTAGCTACTAGAATGGTAAAGAGAGGGTATAAAGAAGAGTACATCAGAAAAGCAGAGTACGTATTTGGGCATGTAAGTCCGGTACTTACTAAAAAGTATGATGCAGTAGATAAATACGAAGACCACCTAGATTTATTCTGCAAGACAGATTACCCAACACTATACTGTTACAATATTGAGGGAGATTTGCTAGGAAGAATAGACGACCTTAAGTGGATGTTCACCCATAACTGTGTAGCTGATAAAAATCTAGCAGGTGTAGCCTACTCTCAGACAGAGGGAGGATATATAGGATACTCACACAGAGCAAGACAAATATTTAAGATAGGAGACAAACTGTTTGACCCCAAGTACGAGCCACAAGAATTAGACTATGAAGAGTGGGAGTGGGCAGGATTCTTACAAGACCAAGCAAGATCACAGAAAGAGCACAATGATCTAGGAGAAGAATACATTGTACCTATCAAAGATGTAATCCCTTTCAAGAAAAGAGGATCTGTACTTATCAAGACCCCTAAGGAAGCACGTAAAGCAGCACATAATTTCTCTAAGTATGTTAGCTAGTATATTAGAACAGTACGAAGACGAAGAGTTCTTGATAGCCGATGGATTTAATCAAGCTGTGATAGGTGTAGAAGAATCTACAATGAGACTGATCTATTCTGTCAATAAGTGTATAGAGATATTAACAGAGGATATGTCAGAGGAAGATGCAATAGAGTATTTTAACTATAATGTCCTTAGAAGCTATGTTGGAGAGAAGACCCCAATATGGTGTAACCCATAACAACAGAATAAGCACCACAAACCAAAAACCACCCCGGAGAGATCTGGGGTTTTTTTATACCCCCCACCCTTTTATATCCTAGTAATTTAGTAGGGATTATAAATTTTAGAATTGCAATTTTTTAAAAATCAATTTTATGTGGGGGACACCCTAACCACCATACAGAAAACCCCGGCAAGATTCGGAGGATTTTACCCCACCCCCCCTATGTGTCCAGACAAATTACTTTGTGCCGCAAACAGCCTTAAAAGAGTTTTGACTTTTCCAACTTATTTTTATACTATTTGTCTATAGTATGTTAGTATGTTATAGTCTTAGCTTATACTAGAGTGTAGTCCTATCTAGGTGACTAGGTTGCAGCCTAGCTTATTTAGACTAGATACATATAATATAATTGTTAATAACTTTGTGCATTTTTATTTGTTTATTAAATTCTTTTTACAGGTGGCCAAAAAATACCCCTATTTTGCTCCTGTTGCATTATCTCGGAGTTTTAATGTTACGATATCAGGGAGGGGTTATCGTGTCTTAAATAGCCTTATTTAGCCTTATACGATAATCCTTTGTGAAGGCCCGAAAACACTGGGGTAAAAAATATTTAAACTTTTTTTACTTTTATGCTTGTATATTCAATATATAGTTGTATATTTGCAAAGGGTTAGAGAGAAAGGCACTAGCTTTTTACCTAACTAGCTGATTATCAGCACGTTCATTGAAATACTGAATACTATCTTACAAGGCTAAGCCGGTAGGCCTAAGATTACCGGCACTCTCACATTATATATTATGACAAATTTTGAAGCAGTTAACAAGTTTATGTATTTCGCTCACAACTTCGGTTATGACTTTATTGAGCAGGTTTGGAAAGCCGAGCCTAACATGGCAAACCACTTAAGAAGTAAGTTCAACAGCTACGCCCAACAGCAAGGCAACGGGACAAACGGGTTCTTCAGGTGGTTCATGGAGCTAGACCAAGGCAACAAAGAAACGTTGACCGATTGGATTGGAGCAAATTACAAAGGATAAATTAACCAAGCCCCTCGCAAGGGGGGCTATTTAACTCTCACATTATGAACGCAAAAAAATTCCCGATAGGGGTTCAAAGAAAAATTGACACTATCAACTCAATGATTGAAAGCATAAACGAGTCAGAAGTTGTACCTTACACTTATGCAGGTGGCACTTGGCCTTATGCAGTTTACATTAAGCCTATAGTTATTAAGAACCAATTCGTCACCATCGAGGGCGGTAAGTACGGGACTTATATTGAAGGCAAGGAAAGGTATAATGTTAACAAGGTTTCCACATTTGGGGACGATTACTGCAGAAAACATCTAGAGTACACTCTAGGGATTATTCTGAAGACATTCAAAAAGACATTAAACTAATACTAATCAGCCCCTCGAAAGGGGGGCTTAATCTAAACATCATGAAATATTTAAAATACTTTTTACAGCATCAGAAACCGCAAATCATTTTTTGTATTATTGTAGCACTTTATTTTCTAACTAGATTTTTATACTAACATGAAGACACTAACAGAAATCCAAATTGAAGCCCACAAGTTGTACATGCAACTTGAGCTAGGACCTTTTTTTAATACTTACCATGATTGGATGTATGACCTACTGCAGGAGATTGATTACCTGGAGGAGGATGATGAAGAGGATTATAAGACAGCAGAAGACATCCTTACAAAATGCAAGGCTCTGATCAAAGCACAAAAAATATTACTAACAGCAAACCTAAACTAAGCTATGCGAAACCTAGAAAATTACATTGTACATTGTCCAGTTGAAAACATCCAATGGGACCAATACGACAGACCTTATGAGCAAACACCAAATGGTAAAATAATGCTCTCGATCAAATCCGGAACTCTCCAGACAAAGATCAAAACCAGAAACGTTTAATTAATAACCGGCCCTCTACGGGGGGCCTAATTCTCTCACACTATGAAAAAAAGATTAGATTGCCAGATGGGTAAAAACCTAAAGATGTCTCCTGAAACGTATGCATTAAGAACCCAGGTGATGGGTCACGTATACGAAGCTAAGAACCTGTTGAGGTCTCAAGGGATCCAGATGGATCGTGTTGATGTAAGGATCACTGATGACTCCGGTAACGGTGCCCTGGGCATGGCGAGATTGAATGACAGGATCATATGGATTAGCTTAAGCAGCCTGAAGCGATGGAAAGCACACCTCAGGGTCGTAGTATTCCATGAGCTGGTACACACTCTCACAGGATTTGAGCATGATGACAATTGCCGTCTAATGTGTCCCTGTGTGAAGATCCGACCACTGGATGAGCAGGAGACTAATAAGTTATTCCTGAAGTACTTCACCAAAAGATAGTATTCAACGCCCCTCAAAAAAATGGGGGGCTTTATTTTGTTTATTAAAAAATTATTTATATATTTGTACCGGCAACGGTGCCACACTAAAAACCTTATATCATGACAGCAAATTTAAACACCAACTTATTCCCGATCATTTCAGTAGGCATGTACTGCAGTTCATTAGATCCGGATTACATCTTTGACAGTTACATGATCAACCAGGATCACCAGGAAGGTCATATAAACTACGACAGTGAATACTTTCATGACAACTTCAGAAATGATCTTTATGTTGCTGCGGTCCAGAAGATAGCTCAGAACTATCTAGACGGTGCTCATGAGGCAGACGGTATTGAAATTGAAATCACTGCTGGAGACATCTACAGTCCTTCGGCTTATAACTTTGCCACTGATCAGATAGAGCTAGCAGTTAAATTTAATAAGACCCGTGTTAAACAGTATGCTGCAGCTAATGCCGATGAGTTTGACCAGTTCCTGCATGATCACTTTACCAGTTATGACGGCTTCCATAGCCACACAGCTAATAACTACTACGCCTGGAAGGAAGACTTCGCTGATAATAATATCCAGAGTATCGGAGCTGTGCTTACTTTTATATTCCGTGATGAGATAGAAGACATCCAGAACGGCTTCCTAGATGCCTGCTATGGTGAACTGTATTACTCTGAGTTCGTAGATACTACAGAACTAGATGAGGCTGCTGCACAACTGGAGTCAGATAAACAATTGATCACACAGTACGTAAGAGATAACTACCAGACCCTGGATGTGAACCAAACCTTCTACAGTGAATTTAGTCACCTGGATCCAGACATGGTCCTTGAGACAATGAAACTAGAGATAGATAGAATCGCCAGCCACGTCTTAGAACTGGAGCTAGTATAAATAGTATTAACCAGGCCACTGTAACAGGTGGCCTTAAACAACACACAAACATGATAGTATATTTGATCATTACAGGAATATCAATAATGACTCTAAGAGCATTACAAAGATAGATCACCATGGTAGAGATAGAAATTTTAGAGTTCGGTTTTATGGCAACTATCTTTAAGGGAGGGGTTGCAGTAGGTGAATTGTTAGGGGTTACATTTGATAACCTACAACAAAGTTTACTACAAGTTTACGATATCAATTTATATAGTACATATAGTTTAAATTAAGTGTGAGAGCTTATTTATGGGAGGGGGGAGCGAAAGTTTCCCTCTTTTTTTGTGCAAATATTTTTTTTATACCAAACTATTTTGTATATTTGTATTGGCAATGAAGCCCAACTAAAAACTCTCACAATGATAAGACAATTTATTTTAAAAGAAAATGTATTGACCGATAACATTCTACAAGTGCCTAGCAAAGGTAAAGTATTCAGTGGCGGTTATATTGCTTTGATTAAGGAATATCAATATCAAAACCCTTGGATGGATAAAGAAACAATAAAAAGGTTTAGAAGCAAAGATAGATTGAATGCATACCTAGACAAACATTATTCAGAAGCGGATTTAGATTTTTATGATACTTGTATAGAATAAGGGGGGGCGGAAGCCCTCTTTTTTTTGCAAAATAATTACTAAAACACTTGCGTATGTAAATTCTTTGGCGTATCTTTGTTATAACAAAAGGGGAAAGGTATGGATGAATTAATTAAATAGGGGTAAGGATTTGACAAAGGGCGTGGTTTTGAAATAGAACCGGAAGAGTAGACTCCGTCCTACCTTATAGTGAGTGGTTGGGGAGGGGAACGTTTGGGTAAAGATACGAAAAAAATCAATACAAAACAAATAAACTTATCAACACAAAATTGTTAATAACTATTTAAAATAACCCTTGCATATATGAAACTATTGGCGTACATTTGTCTTGTAATTGCAACGAAGCAGTTACTTAACCTTATATTATTATGCAGAATTTCATTATTAACATTGGTTTGAATGTAGGATACATTGAGACAAAAACACAACTAGATAGTACCTTATATCATATAGGTATAATATTTAATAACCAAGCTACAACTATCCTTAAGGATAAAAATAATGGCGGTTGTTGGGGTATTGAAAGAACGCTAATAGTACAAGGGAGTACAGAATTGACTGAAGAAAGTTTTGGCAATGTAATACAAAGCCTTTGTTTCTTATTGCACCAAGAGGGTATGGCTTATTGCCTAGGGGATACTTGTACACTAGCGTATGCGGTAGACTTTAAGGGGGAGCAATGTTTATTTGAAGAACAATATTTTTTAAGAAAATAATTGCAAATTGTTTTGGTAGTTTCAATTTAAAAAACTACCTTTGTTTAACATTAATCTAAAAATCAATTTATATGAACAAGTTAAGAGTAGTACAAGATAGTTGTTATGATAGTCCAAGAGAATGGGATAATCTAGGTACAATGATATGTTTTCACAAACGTTATGATCTAGGGGATAGCCACAATTATAATGTAGATGATTATAATAGTTGGGAGGAAATGGAAAAGGCTATACTCAAAGAAGAGGGTAAGGGTACAATAATTTTACCCCTATATTTATACGACCACTCGGGGGTAAGTATTAGTACCGGTTCATTTAGTTGCCGTTGGGATAGCGGACAAGTAGGCTTTATAATTGCGGACAAGAAAAAAATACTGCAAGAGTTTGGGGGTAAGATACTAACAAAGAAGACAAAAGAAAAAGTAGTATCTATACTAGAAAGTGAAGTATCTACTTATAGCCAATACCTAGAGGGAGAAGTATACGGCTTTATTATAGAAGATGAAGAGGGGGAGCAGTTGGATAGTTGTTTCGGATTTTATGGAAACGACTTTGCTATCAATGGTATGCTAGATTATATAGATGCTAGTTTGTTGGGAGTAGAAGAGGGGGAAGTAGTTAGGCTACTAGAAGAGGCAGATATTGAGTATTAGTAAATTAATCTCCCCCTTTGTTGTAAGGTTCAAGGGGGGAAATAAAAAAGGTAAGCAATGAAAAGTAAAATGTATTATGTTTATGTAAGGGGTATTCTAGGGTTATATGCACTAGTGTATACCTCCCCAATAAAAGAAGAGGCTAGTAATGTAGCTAAACAATACCAAAATAGTAAGGTAACATTATCAAGGTTAAATTTTTAAAAAATAATTATCAAAACATTAGGTTCGTATTAGAATAATAACTATATTTGTAACGGCAATTAAGCCAAGCTAAAAAATCAAGATTATGAAAATCATCACGCAAAAAAGTGTTCAAGCCTTTAACAATAACAAGGCTATCAAGTTAAGCAATACAGAGGTAAGAGTAGAAGAGGGTAAGACAAAACTATTCCTTTTCGGTAACCTAATTGCAGTAAAAGAGGGAGGGGTTTTAAAAGTATCCAATGCAGGTTGGGATAGTAATACCACAAAGGAAAGACTTAATGCCCTAGACAATGTTCATATTAAGCAGAAGAACTTTCAATGGTATTTGAATGGGGAAGAGTGGAACGGAGCGTGGAAAGTAATTAACTAACAACAAATAGGCAAGTATGGGGGGGTTAATTCTCCCCCCTAGAAAGCCACAATAAAAAAACAGCAATGGAATACACAAGAACAATAATCATAGGCAAGATAGAATTCCTAAACATAGGATGTATCATACATAGTATAGAGGAAGTATTCAAGGGGGGGAGCAAAGAAGAAACAGATGCCCTAACAGATATACCCGAGAGAGAGGGAAAGGATTGGATAGTAATAGAAGATTACAGAGGACAAATAAGACTAACAAAACAATGTTTAATCAACCTAGTATCATAACAAATGAAGAAGACAATCATACCACAGAAGTATAAAGACCAATACATAGGTGCAGTACTAGGGGGACAAACTAGGGTAACAATACTAGGGATAGAAATAACGTGGAAAGCCATACCTAGCAGAGAGAAGTTAGGGGGGAAAGAGAGGGAGAGGTTAGCAAATGAAATGGCAGAGAGAGACCTAGCTATCGTTTTTGAATAGTTATTGCATTATTCGCATCTCGGCTCGGGGGGGAGATAAAGAATTCGCAATGGAATTATAGTTTTGTTGAGAATAATTCAAAGAATGTGTGTGTTTATAGAGGGGTGGATAGCCCTCCCCCATGATTTAACCCTACTTTGCAGTTTCAAAACAACGATAATGTTACGGGCAATTAATATATAGTAAAAAAGATAAAAAGATGACTAGACAACAAAAAATAGCTAGAGTATTACATATCCTATCCAAGTGGGGAGGGTTTAACGTTACAGAGGTACAAACAGAATCAAGTATAGTAGTTGGAGAACTAGGTGGTCTAGTTGCCCTTATAGAGTATCTATCCCTAGATTGTATTGATGTATCCATATATAGTGGTAGTGGTTATTCTAGTGATAGTCTAGTAGATTATACAATGATGTATTCAGAACTAACAGATGATGTACTAGAAGAGGTATTACTTATTAGTGAAGAGTATAATTCAGAAATGGAATTAGAGGCTTTAGAATAGTCTTGCAGTTTTTTTATGATGCCCAAAAATTTTAACACTTTTTTCTTGCACAACTAAAAACTAATAACTATATTTGTATTGAATTTAAAACCAAGCGTTATGAAAAGAATCAAAGTAAGATTTCATCTAGGTAAAGGAAAGAACTTTATGAAATGGAGAGTACAATACCCTAATGGAGATGTTCAGTATATTTCTCCCGATGAATCTCAACTACACCTAGTAGGTTGTCAAGTTAAGAATGGTAAAAAGACCTCCCAAAAAATATTCGAGGGTAGTAACAAAACCGTATGTGCGTGGATACTTTGTGATGAAGTAAGAGTTAGGGATATGGTTTATGGAGCAAACGATAGTCAATTAAAGTACAACCCTAGAGTAACCCCTAATTGGGATTTCAATGGAGCAAACGTTGACGGATTTTCATTTGGATTTATTTATTCAATAAACAATAAATTATTTATAAAATAACTTGCATAACTAAAAAGTATTTATTACCTTTGATTAACATTAAAAACTAGAAGTTATGCCAACAACAGAATACAGAATTTATGTAAAGGGTATATTATCCTTTGTAAAGTTTACTCGACAAGAGTTTGACAAAATTTGTTCAGATATGGACACGTTGGGAGTTAATTACACAACTGAAATTATTGATTTAATATAAAAGCTATGGCACAAACAATTTGGGATTTTGTAGAGCAGTATTACCCTAACTATTCATCTAGTGATGAAATTCTACACAACGAAGACTTATTGAAGTTATTAGAGGGAGAAGTAGATACAGGAGCAGATAATGTTTACAATGATATCCGAGAAGAACTACTTGTTTTTGGTACAGAGCCTAGAGAAGAAGAGATACTAGGACTAGCACAACAAAGGTATTCTGAATCCCTAGTAGACATATACGAACTAGCAATACAAGGTTATCTAAAAACTTTATAGCAGTATGGATAGATTAGCAATACTATCGTTGTATAAAAATAACGATACTTTCAGTAAGCAAGAGCAAGAGGATATTTTCAAAGCTATTGATGATTGGGAGATAGAGACAGAGGAAATTTACGAGAGTTTTTTTAGTTGGGTTTGCCCCCTCACAAAAGAAGAGATAGAAGATGTACTAGATTTCAAAGAGTACTATTCAAACGGCTTAACACATAAAGAAAATCTTATTGACCTATTGCAGTTTATAGAACATAAAAACTAATACAGATGAAAGCAGAAAACAACAGATTAATAGCAGAATTTTTAGGATATACACAACCACATCCCGATTACCCTACAACAAGTTATTGGTACAAGGAGGGAGAGGAACCCCTAGTGTATTTATCCTTTAATACAGATTGGAATTGGTTAATGAAAGCGGTAGTTGAGTGCTTTAATAAGCAAGATGCTACTACCAATGATGACCTTAACTTTAAATTGAACGATGCTTTGCTAGAGACAAACATAAATTCTTTATACAAGGCAGTAGTAGAGTTTATCCAAGAGTACAACAAGAGACCTTTTAGGATATATGGTATAGAGGTAGATGATATACCCGAAGACTTTGATTATGAAAATTGTTCAGATGAAAGGTTTATGGACGAGGCAGAGAGATGTGGTTTAGTTTGGGAGGACTTTGATGAATTCATCGAGCAGTTGAACAACGGAGACATCAATAAAGAGTATACAAGATTTAGAACTATAAAATTATGAAAACGTTTAGAGTAACTTATCGTATGGAGGTTTTTATCCAAGCCGATACAGAAGAACAAGCACAAGATATTTTTGATAACCAAGTCGATATTTTTGCCAACGCAGATTTTGTAGAGCAAGTTAGTATAGACGAAGAATCCCTAGAGTAATGGCAACAAAAAAACTAAACAGAGATGATAGGCAAGATATTGCTATCAGAATAACCAACAAGTTAATCAAGCTAGGATATGTACCCGATTGTACAGATACGGCTAATGAAAACGAGTTCGAGGTTCAAGACCTTATAGCTAAAATATTGAAGAAAAATAATTTAAGAAAAAAAGTGTAAAAAGTTTTGGTAGATTAAAAAACTTGTCGTACATTTGTCAAACAAAAGAGGGATAGCCGAAACCCTATACAATAGTAGGCAAACATTAAACTATATTTATTATGAAAAAGTTAACGAAAGCACAAGAATTAAAACAAAGAGAAAAAGAATTAGCACTTATTGAAAAGAATGCACCTTTACTATTTGATATTGATAATGCAATTCTAGTAGGTAAAGAGAACAGAAGAGCCTTGAACGAGTTAGTTGAAAGAAATAATCAAGTAGTTGAAGAGCAAAGACAAAAGTGTCTAGCAGACCATAGTACACTAAAAGCTTTCTTAAAAGAGTATAGCGATTTAGTATCTCCTATCACGCACAACCACGAAGATAAGCATATAGGAGACTTTGGTTTTTATGTAGGGTTTGGAGAAGACAAAGTATACTTTAACTACTCTTACTTGAGAGATTGGTGGAGAGATGCAGACAACCTTGAAACTATATACGGAGAAGATTACCCAACTTACTATCCCGAAATGGTAGAAGTATATTCTGATAAAATTGGAGAGACAGAAACTTTTGAAAGTTTATCTAAAGTATTTGAAGATAATGATTATGTAAACCTTTTGGAGAGATTAGTAACAAAAAGAATTATAAACCTAAAAGACTATACACTAGTTTTTGAAGATAATACCGAAGAGGTAACTAAACACTACGATAAAAAAGAGGTAGAAAAAGCATACCTAAACCAAGAGGTAAGAACTATTAACGGAGTAAAAACTTGTATTAAAGTAATCATTAAATAATTAGAAATTATGGGAAGATATTATAGTGGAGACATTGAGGGAAAATTTTGGTTTGGTTTACAAGCAAGTAATGCCCCAAGTAGGTTTGGTGGAGTAGAACAAGAACCTGCTTACATAACTTATTACTTCGAGGAAGAGAACCTAGAGGAGATAGAGCAAGAGATAAAAGCTATTGAAGAAAAGCTAGGTGCTAAAAAAGAGGTTATTGATAAATTCTTTGAGAACCACAACAGCTACAATGAACCTATGCTCAAAGAGAATAGTATCACTACCGAAGAATTATCAGACTACGCAGATTTAGGTCTAGGTATTCAGATACGAGATTGTGTAAAAGAGCAAGGATATTGCAGTATGGATTGTGAACTTTAGCAAAAAAAGTTTTGTAGATTAAAATAAAAACATTACCTTTACGGAGAATTTAAAACCTATTGTTTATGAAAAGAGGAGTTTATAGCTTATATCAGATTGATATTATTAAGCACGATGCAGATACGTTAACCGTACAAGCACAGAGCCGTAGAGGTATGTTTTATTATGCCCACCTAAAAAGAACCAAAGACAACTATTGGGAGGGAGGAACAGATTTTGGTTATAGTTCAAAAAAGACTTTCAAAGGTATCATCCTAGAGTTTTTCCAAGAACTTGTAGCAGAATCAAAAGAGTACGATAATCGTTGGTATTCCCTACACTATGTAGTAAGAGTAGAAGTAGGTGGTAATAGACCTTTAACGTGGGAAGAAACACACTACGGCAATATGCCACAAGAGGCAGAGCCTAATTTTAAAGGAGGAGTTAAATTTTATACAGAAAGTTATGCGTAATTATACAGAGAGACAAGCAGAAGTAATAGAGTTTTTAGAGAACCTAGTTAATCGAAGATTTAGCGAAGAGGTTTTAAACAAAAAGTTATCCGACTTTTTCCAAGAGCCGATAGTTTTAGAGAACAACACCCAAGACAGAATAGACAATGATGATTTTGATAGTGAGGAAGACTTACCGACAGATTACAATTTGATGTTCAACCTAGAGCGTGAAGACCAATACGGATACTTTGATATCTACATGTTGCCTATGCGTAGAGAGGGGTTTGATGGGAGTACAATGTATATAACAGAGGTAGGGTATGAGTTCGAGTAATGAAGTAGCAGTTGTATCATCGTACATTATGTATTATGATTTGTTAGAGTTTTATATTAACGGCAGTTTCTTCTCAAAGATAGACAAGGCTATTGAATTGGCAGAAAAGTTTATTGAGAGGTATTCAGAGCATTACAAAACAGATTGGGTAGAGAGAGATTGGGAAGAGACACTAGAAAATTTTATAATATTAAACCAAAGCAATTAGCTATGAAAGCAGTATACGAATTAAGTATAGATGAACTAGAAGAGTTAAGAGATAGCTATTACTATCAACTACTAGATACAGACGAAGAAGTACTAGGGGATATTGTTTCTCCCGATGAAATACCAATGGAAAATGTTATCGCTCACTACGAGGGTACATATTTTGTAGAAGAAGATTTTTTTTGTAACGTAATGTCAATACTAAAGTAAGAATGGAAAATTTAGAATTATTTGCTAGAAAATGCACTTGTTGTGGTGGAGGTATGAATAACGGATATGTAGTAGGAGGTGGTGCTGAATACTATTGTTCAGATGAATGCCTAGAGCAACACTATACCCCAGAAGAGTGGAAAGAGATGACTGCTGAAGACCAAGACGAGTTCGGTTTCTCTTTTAGTGATAGTGATAACTATTGGACAGAATGGGATACAGAGGATGATGACGAACTAGAATACGTTTTGTATAATGGGGAGGTTATTGACAGAGAAGACTTGAAACCTAGAGTTAACAGAGGAGACTTTTTAGAGTGGTTATTCTCGGATAGCGATGATGCGAAAGCTTTAGGGGTTAGAGTTATGAAAGGTTTAGAAAAAAGAGGTAGCTTTAGTATTGATGTACAGATGCTATTTGAGGAATGTGGATATATTCCGGCTCACATATTAGATAATTCCGATATGTTTGATGAAGACCAAGAGTTTGAACCAAGTGAAGTAACTTTAATAGATTAGATTATGTCATACGTATTAGATATAAAAAACACTATTTGGCAAAGAGTAGAGTTTGATACAGAACAACAGATGCTTGATGTAGTAGCAAGGTTAGAGAGTGGGGAATTAGTAACGGGACTTGATGTTATAGACCACCTAGAGGGGGATTGTACGATTGATACTTTGTATGAGACAATGGAAGAAATGTTCCCCGAAGAAAATCAAGGAAACCCTACCATAGAAGTAATAGATGAGGGTGGAGTAACAATTTGGAAAAATAATTAAAAAAAGTTTTGGTAGTTACAAAATAATAGTTATCTTTGTACAAGTTAATAGTAACACATAAAAACAAATAAATTATGACTAGAATATCTGTTGGGGTTAGAGCGATTGAACTTTGCGATGCCCACTTAATTAAAGAGCGTATAGAGTTGTTAAGAATTCCAAACGCTATCAAGTCGGGGAAAGCCGTTGTTAAAAATATACCTAGCAGTTTTACTTTAGGTACTGGGCATGTTAAATTTTTCTACGACAAGTTAGGATACCTACAAGAGAGGTACGAAGAACTTACGGCAGAATGTGTTGAGAGGGATTTTAACATAACAGATTTCTCGGATAGTTTCAGAGGGTTGCCAAAAAACTTATGCAATAACTACGAAGAGTTAGATATTGATAGAAAAATTGTAGTCCAAAGAGTTAACGAAAGGTTGCTCGGGATGAAGAACTTGAAGTATAACAGAGAGAGTATTGATGTACAAACTTTACTTATAAAAAACTAAGCTATGTTAAATTACGAAAAATTAATGGCACATAACCCAACAGAGTATGGCAGAATGACCAACTCTTTAGGACAAGAGATTGTATTTGTTGAGCATCCGTTGAGGGGAGATGAAACCCCCGTAATATGTGTATGCAACGAACTAGGTCTAGCATCTTATAGCACTTTCTATGAGTTAGATGATATGACAGCAGACCACAAAGAGTATGAACCTAGCTTTCAAGATGGGCATTTTTTAATTGGACAATTTATAGAAGAATAATATGGCAAATATAACGGCAGAACAGAGATTAGCATTTATCAGACAAGATGTTGCTAGAGTACTAGAGACTTTACCACAGAATATTTTAAACACACCTATCGAGGGGTTTGAGGATTTAGGTACAATATTAAACAATATTGCAATAGCATCAGATGAGGAAGACAAAGAGCCTTCGCATTGGCTTGTAACTTGGTTTGAAGTGTATAGAAGTGATGAAGAAGAGGGTACAGAGACTATTGCTACGTTTGACACAGAAAAACAAGCACTAGACTTTATGTATGACTACTCAATGAGATATCCCGAAGTAGAACTAGACTACGATGAGTGGCAGAGCAGTGCAGACGGAACCGGAAGACAAATCTATAAAAAATAAATATTAATAAACAGAATTATGTTAAAAGCAATCAAGAATTTTCACGACAAGTATAGCGAAAGAATTAGCGTAGTGCTAAAGTTTGCACTAGTATTAAGTTTTACAGGAACAATATTTTTTATATTCAGACCTGACCTTAACAATCACTCAAACGTAAAACTACCTAACGAAATTCAATGGCGTAAAGTGGGGGACACTATGGTTATTAAAAAGATTACTAGTGATAGTATTCATGTAGAGTTTATTCATCCCGAAAAATAGTATTATGAGATATATAGTAGAGGAGTTTGCTGACATTTCAAAACTAGCTAAATTAGTTATATCAGAGAAAGCAGAGTGGTTTACAATAGGGAGAGAGCACCCTTGTAAGCAGTATAGTGTTGACTCTTGTATAGAATCTTTAGAGGAATATGACTTAGATAATATTTTTGATAAAGATATTCAAACTCTTAGAGTACTAGAGGCAGAAGGTGTATCTTATATAGAATTCTAATTATGATGTTAGCAATAGCAATTATACTAGGTATCGCTATGATACTTAATATTGTACAGACAGAGGGGAACTACAATGTATTAATGGCATCAGCCTTAGTGATATCTTTGTGGGGGTTAAGTTTTACACTTGCAATAGTAGTGTTGGTAGTTTTAATTTTGATCGGAATAAAGCAGTTAGCAAAGTAGTAATGAACTATATTGTCTTTGAGTTTAATATTAAGACCAACACTTTTGGTAAGGTTATTAAGAGAGGTTTAACAAGAGATAAAGCCAAGTCCCTAGTAGCAGAACTAGGGGTTGGTTACTCTTATGGGGAGAAAAATAGAATGTTAGCAGATTTTAATTTAAAATAAGTTAAAAAAAGTTTGCACAATTAAAAATTAAGTAATATCTTTGCGTAGAATTTAACAAGAGAACAAATGGATATAAGAATAAACATAGTAGAAGTAGCATCAGAATTAGCTGATAAAGATTTAATATCTTCTTACGGAGATGTTGGGGGAAGAAATATGTTTCCCAATGGTATTGTGTCAGACCTTGAGGATGGAACCTCTTACACAGAAGAGGCACAAGATTACTTCAACGCAAGATATGATTTTTGGTGGGACTTTTTGTATGACTTAAAAGTTGCAGAGTATGAGTAGTACTATTATTATATCCTTAAAAGAAGTAGAGGAAATCCTTAAAGATGATTCCAGATGCAGTCCAGAACTAGCAGAAGAGATTATAGAAACTCTTGTAGAGATAGACAGTAAAAAAGATAGGATGTGGATTTTCACTTCAGTAGAAAACAAGTACTATATTGATGAGTACAACAATTACAAAGACTTAGTAAAAACTATAAAATTTAAAGTATAATGGCAGATAATTCAAACGTGGTAGAAATAGAGATTACCCTTAACACAGGGTTCAACATGTTTCTAAACCCAAACACAATAGTACTGAAGTTCAAGATAGAGGAGGAGAAGGTTAAAAGAAAGTACACAAAGAGAAAGGTTAAGTAATATGATAGTATGGTTTTTATTCCTAGCATTGTCAATATATACGTTAAACAAAATAAAAAAATAACACTATGCCTTTAATAGTAATATCGTTAATAATTTTTGCATATTCGTACTCACAAACTTCAAGATAGTTTGTGTGAATAAAGATACATTTGAGTCCTAATGTAGAAATATAATCTTTATAAACCCTATAACGTAGGCCGTTGTTATGGTCGTATCCCTATGCTTTACTTTAGGATAAGTTTTTCATATAAGCATAAATAACAATATGGGTGGCAGTTCGGAGAGACGAACTTAATTTAAAAAAAAAAGAGAGATGGCAAAAACATTAGTAGAGTGGTTATTGTTTGAGATGTCAAAAAATGGATTACTACCAAATGGTATCCCTGATGAAATTCACAAAAAAGCCAAAAAAATAGAAAGGCAACGTATTAAAGATGCCTATATGTTTGGGAGATTTGAAAGTGATGAGTTAACCATGGAAGAGGAGTACTATATAAATAGGTACTACAATAGAGTAACTAAAAAACAAATAATATGTCAATAGGAGAGTCAAAATTACAACTTATACTACTTTTAGTAGTTATTACAATCATTTGGATTGCTTACGAAATTTACCTTTTACCTAAGGGGAGATATACAATAGAAACTGACTTTGCATCTTGGAAGACAGATGCCTATACAATCACAGATGATGGAATAGTTTTTAAAACGCACTTGGGGGAAGAGATAGAGATCCGTAGTAGATACACCATAAAAGATTCAGAGGATAGATGAAAGTAATCTATATGGAGCAGACTTTGCAGTTTATCGCCAAAACAAAGGGGGTTGAACAAGCAAAAAAGATAGAGAAACTAGGTACAATAGAGTACCTTGAAGAGGTACCTTATTTGGTAATAGAGGTAGACGAAGAAAAATAAATCAAGAAAATGTTGTGGGGTTAATAAATTAGTATTATCTTTGCACATATAAATCAAAACAAATAGATTATGAGCATTTTTAAAACAAAACTCGTACTTACTGAGCAAGAAGAAAATCTAGTAAGTGTAGTAAAAAGCATGCTTTCAAGAGAAGACTGCCTTATCGAGATTAACCCTGAGAATATGGACTACCTTATCTCAATAGAGTCCTTGCAGTACTTCTTACTAGTAGATGGCAATGGTTTGCAATTATCTAACCACACTTTCTTCGTGGCAAGGAGGATGAGAGAAAAAGTCTTGGATAAGATAAAAGACCTTATCAAGGAAGAAACAGCAATGAGAAGAAGGGCCAAGATAGAGGGTATCTTCAGTAACGAATTAGATTTATTAACAAGAATTAACAACACAATAGGAGATGTCAGTAGCAAATAGTATACTTAAAGTATCGGATCTAGTAAAGTTTAGTGAGAAAGATTACCTAGAGACTAAGAAAACTCTAGGGGTTATGGATGAAATGGTGCGAGAGTATGTTAGGGGTACAGAAAGCCTAGATGCACTTGAAGACCTAAAGAGAAGATTCAATGGGTACCTAGTTTACCTAGCCGGATATTATAGTAAGATTAGATGTTTCCGTGAGAACTTTGAGTTCTTGGAGGCACAGAGAAAGCGTATCAAGAGTGAGGCTATTGAGTATCTTATAAAGCATAGCGAAGAAAAGATATCACAATCAGCAGCAGAGAAAGTTGTGTACTCACATCCTTATTATATTGAGCGTATCACTTTGATAGAGCAGTTAAAGAGGTTCTTCTACCTAGTAGATTTATCTTACCAAAACTATCAAGATGTACAAAGAAGTATTTACCAATCAATCTCTGTATTAGCAAAAGAGAGACATTCAACAATCAGTTAGTATGAGAACATCAACACAACAAGACAAAGATTTTATATCGGGAGTAGTACCCTCTTCATTACTAGAAGACTCAATAGATTATATAACAGCAAATTTTGAAGCTGAGGAGGTTTACGGCTTAGACTATATGATAGAGTGGGCAAAAAACTGGGCTGAAGAGAATGGATATACAGAAGAGTAAATAAAAAGAAATAAGGTATGACAACACAAGATTTAGAGTTGACACAAGATTTAGAAAACTACAATAACGCTAAAGAGGCTATCGTAAATGCCTTAGCTAGGGAGGGGTTCCTTACAGAGGAGCAAGTAGAAAAAATAAATACAACCTATGCCATAGTGCTAGTTAAAAACAATTGGCTAGGCCAAGCGATAGGTAGATTATTAGGTAAAAAAGATGTACAATATATTAAATTAATGAAAGTAGTATAAACTATGCAAGAAAAATTAAAGCAAAAATTTGCACAGAAAATGTTGGATGAGAAATTAGATTTCTTACCACTAGAAGAGTCTCTACAATTAGTAGATGCTAGCATCAACTTAGATACACGTTTTTCGTGGGTATGTAGAACAGAAGAGCTTGAATACAATGGAGAGTATATGACAAGAAAAGAGTTATTAGCCTCTCTTGAAGATATTTATGGAGAGCCTCAGGATTATCATTTAACAATTGGTAAAAAATATGATGAGTATGATGAGTTTACTTTAGAACTTGCTCCGGCACCAACTTATATTGATTTAATTAAATAAGCTATGGGATCAGTGTTATTACAATTTACTTTGATGGGGGTAAACCTATATGGGGCAAAAAAACAAAAAGAAAACGGCAACAACCCAGCACCTAGTTATTTCGTAGCAGGGATGACTTTTGGTTTAGGCTTGTACAAACTATTAACTTTAATTTTATAAAGAGTAGGCTATGAGAATAAAATTAGAGGCAATAATAGAGATAGAAGATGACATGTGGTATAGTCATGCTGACAAAGAAGAGTACGAGTGGTTTATCTCACTACTTGAAGATAAAGAGAGTACAAGGCTTACCCTCCATAATGATGAAGTAGGAGACTCAATAGGAGAAACAAGTGATTTTAAATACGAAATACTATAAAGATGAAGAAGTTATTATTTATTATATTGTTGATTTTTACAATAACAACAGGTTATTCACAACAGCAATTTAGAGAGAAGTACTCAGAGTTAGTACTTATTAACAAAGGAGAAGTTACTAGAGACAATGGAGAGAATACTATTTTCTATAACTATGCAAACACTTCTTCTATAAAAGTGTACTTACACAAAGGTTCAGTTATGTACTTTGATTTGATAAGTAGTGTAGAGAGAGGTGCGACAGAGGGTGGAATGACATATTCAACTGCTTTGTACAAAGAAAGAGATACTAAGTTCCTTGTAAGAGTTCAACTTTTTGATGAGGATCAGTACGGAGTAAGGTTTGTTTTCAGTAAAGATAAGTCTTTACAATTTATACCTTAAAAAATATTAAAAAAAGCTTGCAGTATTAAAAAACATTTTGTAAATTTGCAGACAATTTAAAAAACAAAATATATGAAATTATTAAGAGACATCCCTACTAAACATTTTGTAGGCATCGACATTGAAACAGTTAGAATTGTAGAAAAGTATGAAGACCTTTCTCCGGAGTGGCAATCAGCTTGGGAATACAAGAACAAACAAGCAGGAGAGGTACCTTTCTTCGAGGAGTTAGCAGACTCTTGGGAAAAGATGGCATCTTTATACGCAGAGTTCAGTAAAGTTTGTGCAGTCAGTCTTGTGTTTATGATCGGGGATGACAAAGCTAAGTACAAAGAGTTCTACGGAGAGGATGAGGCAGAGTTGCTTACAGACCTTAGAAACTTCTTGCAGAGAATGTCAGATGGTGCAGATGGTAAAAACTACAGATTACTAGGGCATGCTGCTAAGTACTTTGATTACCCTTTCTTATGTAAGAGATTTGTAATCAACGGCATTCAAATACCGGTATTGTTAGATACAGCACACCAAAAACCTTGGGAGAGCAGAAACCTTTGTACCAATCAAGATATTTGGAAGATGGGTGGCTCTGGTGCCGGAAGTTCATTACAAGCATTGTGTACTGCTTTAAATATCCCAATTAGTAAAGTAGACTTAGTTGGAGATGAAGTAGGTAATGCTTATTACAGAGGAGAAGTAGAAAGAATTGCTAAGTATTGTACACTAGATACAATTGCTACATTCAATGTAGTTCGTAGGATCAAGGGAGAGAGAGTATTTCAGTTTGATGAGGTAACTGCTGTAAAAGAAAGCACTGCACCAAAAGAAGAAGTAAAGTTAGTTCCTAAGAAAAACACTATTGCCAAGGCAGTAGACACTAAAGTAGAAGAGGTTGACACAAGGGAGCCGGAAGATATCTTATTTGAGAAGTTACCTATACTACACAAGTTAGTTAATGCAACAGAGATTCTTCCTGAGACTAAGCAAGAACTTACAGATTTGTTGAAGAAGAAAAAGCTGACTAAAAAAGATAGAACTATTGTAGAAGACATCTTAGTTAATTTGTATGTCAACACAGAGATGTTCAAGTCAGACAACCCTCTACAACAAGAAGTAAAGAAAGCAGAAATCGCAGAACTTTTGAATAAAATATAATGACAGTAGGAGACACAATGAAAAGGCTAATCATGGCAGAAGACTATAATGAAGTAAGACTGACTGTTTCTGATGAGTTTATAAATATGGCAAAAGGTATGCTTGGGGATTTTGAATACATAAAAGAAAAAGAAGAGAAGTACCAAGAACTAATTAAATCTTTAAATAAAATATAATGGCAGAAGTAAAAATGCTAGACTTACCAAAAGTCTATGAGAATGAAGGGGGTAAATACCCCCAACATGTTGGGAAACCAAAACTAAGTTATTCAGCATACAATTCCTTTAACGAAGAAGCATACAAGGGAGAGTTTTTTGCTAATTATTTTTTAGGTATCCGAGGCGAAGGTAACATCTTTACAGAGTACGGAGGTAAATGTGGTGTATTGTTTGAAACAGACACTGAGACATCCGATCTTTCTACATTTGATGTAGATACTATCCGTAGCATAGAAAGGCCTGCAAACGCCTTGTATGAGGTTGAGATCGTAGTAGACAGAGGTTCTTATGTTATCCAAGGGTTTATAGATAGGGAATATCTAGATGTTGAGGGTAATCTTGTGATTGATGATTTAAAAACCGGTGCCATTAAGACTAAAAAAGCTTTCTACGGAGGGGATGAGTACCAACAGACAACTTTGTATGCCTACCAAAGAGAATTAGAGGGAGAGCACATTGCATATTCGGGAGTTATTTTGTTAGACAGAAAAGGTAATGGTCAAGATAAGTATCCATTAAGGTTAACCGGAGATATTGAGCGTATTCCTACACCTTACTCTAAGAAAAGAGCAGAGGCTTTTTTAAAATCTTTTGATAAGACAGCAAAGAAAATTGAGGAGTACCATAAAATTTATAAAAAATATTTTGGATAATACTTGCAAGATTAAAATATAGGTTGTATCTTTGCAGAAGAAATAATAACACATAGAAAGGCAAACAAGTAATAGAGACACCAAAGCTGTATCAATGCACAAGGGACGATAACAGTGAGTAAATTCCCTTCGTATTACAACACTACAAGAAGTGTTATGTTTGTTCGAGTATTATACGAAGCAACTCTGAGTAAAACAGTATCTAAAACTGCGTAGCAAGATAGAGTGGAAGTATGCCAATCTTGATGGATGTGTTATTTTAATA